GTGCCTACAGTTAAGCAATGTAAATTAAATTGTTGGGCAGTCATCATCACCCAGCGCGCGGTTGATGAAGAACGTCACTCTACCAAGCACCTCCCCCCTTCCAGAGCAGCACCTTCGATCGCTTCGCCATCATCTGTCATGAGTGACAGCCCCATCAGATTGGCAAACTGTGTGTGGCAGTCGCACAGAATCAACAACACATCACCTGGCGTCTTCTTCATTACAGGTTCGATTACCGCAAAGCCTGTATCAGTTTCGAAGCTCGCTCTGCAACTCTTACTATCGCCCCATCACCGGCCAGTCGCCGCCCGTTTTGCATACGACAGGCGGCAGTTTACTTTACTCGTTCTATTGAGAATAATGCGTGTATTACTCAGCTTTTTTTATCTTCTTTTTCTGCCTCGTAAATTGCTCTTATACTTCAATTTCCACTCATTGTTCCGTAGACAGCCAATAGAGCAGTCAAGTAATCCTATTTTGTAAACAAGCTTGGTAACCTGAGTCTGTCGCAGACCCAGTAAGTTTTAAGCCTATTTTCAAGAATCATTGAGGGGCGGTACTAGTTGAGATACCGAGTGGTTTATAAATTACGTTTTGAGTTAGCTTTTAACTTTCACAACTGAAAACTCGCAAATCCATTTCAACATACTTATATACTTCTACTTGTAAAGTATTGGACCAGACGTTGACATTCTCAATAACAATCAAGAGATTCTTGCTTCAACGGAAGTTGAATTAACCTTCCTCCACAAGCAGAAACGACATGCCCTGCCGCTTAAAATTCATCATATACTACATTATCACTGAACCCCCTTACAAGGGTTTACTCTCCCGGCGAATAACTTCACCACCCAGCCATTCTTGTTTGTATATCAACTGCCTGACAAATTCGTATCTCATACTCAGAGTGTTATCGTTCTTGTCAGATACAGAATCCATCAAGTTCACAACCTCAACAACTGCGTGATTTTTACAAATTGCCGTGGTTGCTTTATGGATATTATCGAGTCTTATCCTTGCTGCCTTTGATTTTACTCTGTCAATTTTACCTTTGGTTTTTAGCCAATTTTGGCTGTGTTTCTTTCTTCTGGTCAGTGTTTTATTAAGACGGATTAATTTTTTCTTTTCTTCCGCTTGGTAAGTGTTATCACCGCCGCCCCCAGATGACAGATGAACGCTATCCACATTATTAAGTACAATTGTAGATTTGATATCAGAGGGGTGTATTGGATCAGGGACTGTTTGCTCTGTATTAAAACTGACATACCACTTCCCCTGATTCAGGGAAATAGTTGCGTTTTTTAAATCACCAATGATTTCACGACTCTTGCGATACTTTACCCAGCCGACTTTAGGAAGAGATACCAATTTTTTTTCTTGATCTACTCTAACCCTTTGGCATGGTATACGGAAAGAATCATGCCGACCTTTCTTTTTAAACTTTGGATATTGTGATTTGCCGGTAAAAAAGTTTCTGAATGCTCTGTCTAAATCTCTTAACGATTGCTGTAAACACTGAGAAGGGGCTTCTTTCAACCAAGAAAGGCTCTCTTCATTCTTCCATTCAACCAATTCAGAAGCCAGCTGAATGTAGCCTATGAATTTTTTACCAGAACGGTAATTCTCGTTAAGAAGAGCAAGGCCTTTGTTGTAAACAAAACGACAGGAGCCAGCAAAGGCCAAAAAGTCTGATAACTGACCTTTGTTAGGTTCAAGCAAAAATTTGAATGCCTGTTTTTTAATCACAACTGGACCTGTGTAAACGGAGCGAAACTGGTTAAATGCTAAATCATCGTGCGAGCGTTGATTAAAGGATTTGACTACTTTTAACGACCTTATTCAACCAATAAAAAGCCCCACATATATGGGGCTTTGACACTTAATTTGAAATTAGCCTTGCAGCAGAGACAGAACCTGCTGAGGAACCTGGTTAGCTTTGGACAGCACGGAGTTACCAGCCTGCTGGATGATCTGCGCTTTGGACATGTTGGACACTTCGGTCGCATAGTCCGCATCCTGAATACGGGACTGCGCTTCAGACAGGTTGGTAGTGGTGTTGTTCAGGTTGGTTACTGCAGAAACCAGACGGTTTTGTACAGCACCCAGGGAAGAACGGAATTTGTCGATCTGGCTGATTGCATCGTCCAGCGCTTTCAGTGGATCGGCAGTAGAGGTGGAAGCGGTGGTAGCTTCGGTGGTCAACTTACCATCAGCAGTTTCATAAATGGTACCGCCAGTGCTGTTGGTGATAGCACCGTTCTTCTGTTCAAAGTAGGTCACATCTTTTGTCGGCTCGCTGGAAAGCGCACCGTCGTCAACATAAACATCGTCATTGGCAGCATCTTTAACAACACCTGCGGTAACGGTGTGAGTGGCTGTACCTGTACCACCCAGATCAAGGGTGAAGTTTGCACCTTTAGTCAGGTTGGCCATGCCTTCAGCACTTACATGTGCATTGGTGATATTAACAGTGTCAACTTTAGCCAGGCTGGTGAAGTCAGCGCTGCCAGTAGTGCTATAAACAGTGTTCTGACTGGTACCTGATGCGACGGTCATAGTCGCTGTTTTACCATTAGCAATTAATGCGTCTAATGTTGCAGCTGTATTCCCCGCTGCAGTAGCAGTGAAGCCACCAGTTGTTGCATCAAGATAAAGCGCACTACCGTCAGCCGCAGTGATATTACCATTATTAGCAACCATAATATCGGTTGCCGCGCCACCGTCGATGCTCACTTTGGCAGCAAATGCGCCATCCGCCAGAATCTGGGCATTTGTTGAAGTCTGACTGCCGGCACCTTCTGAACTCACAGACATCCCGGAAGCAGCACCGGACGTAAGAGTGATTTTAGTCTTAACACCAACAGGAACTGCGCCAGTCGAGTCGCTGTTTGAAATTAATCCGTCCCAAGTTGCAGCAGCATCGCCACCCGCATTGGTTTTCGTCAGGTTACCTTGCTTATCTAAATACAGCGTCGCGTTATCATCTGCCGCAGTGATTTTACCATCCTGGGAGATGTTAACTTTCTGATCTTTACCACCGATCGTAACCGTTGCCTGAGAAGAATCCCCTGTATTTGGGTTAATAATGCTTAGTGTCTTTGCTGAATCTGCGCCTGTCGCATCGAAGCTGTATGATTTGCTTGCCGCGTCATATTTGTAACCTGCGGTTGCAGCCACACCGAACGCATTTGCGCCGCCGCCAGTGATAACGGATTTATCTGAGATATTTGCTAATAAATCAGAAGCTGATGCCTTACTGTTAGCAATGGTGTTCTTATAATCAGTCACACCATTCGCATCTGTAGTGCCTTTAGTAAAACCAGCTAATTTCAGATCGTCAGCTGTTGCTTTGGTATTCGCTACTTCACCTTTACCGTTAACGTTAAATCCAGTCAGGTTTAAAGTAGAGGAATCAATTTTTTTCAGGTCAATTGTGATGGTTTCACCATCGTTCGCACCAACCTGAATTTTCATGGAACCGTCTTTTGCCAGCACGTTCACGCCGTTGAACTGGGTCTGGCCGGATACGCGGTCAATTTCGTCCAGACGGGATTTGATTTCGTCCTGGATTGAGTTCAGATCGGATTCAGAGTTAGTACCAGTAGAAGACTGAACAGTCAGCTCACGGATACGCTGTAAGTTGTTGTTGATTTCAGACAATGCGCCTTCAGTGGTCTGTGCAACGGAGATACCGTCGTTGGCGTTACGCGCAGCCTGAGTCAGACCTTTGATGTTAGAGGTGAAGCGGTTGGCAATCGCCTGGCCAGCAGCATCATCTTTTGCGCTGTTGATACGCAGACCGGAAGACAGACGCTCAATGGCAGTAGACATTGAAGACTGGTTTTTGTTGATGTTGTTCTGAGTGAGCAACGAGAGGCTGTTGGTATTGATGACTTGTGCCATGATAGTAATTCCTATTTGACTGAACTTAAATTAAGTTTACGGCTTCCACCATTTGGCTCCTGCGCCGCTATGTTCACTATCGGCAACGTACTCTGGACCTTTAGAAGAAAAAGTGAAAAACCATCCCCATCTGCTTTCAGGCATCAAACGAAAGATAGTTGTTTACTTTTAATACAATGTGATAAGTTCGTTTTAACGCCCCCTAAACCACCATGATAAAGCTAAACAATTCAATATGTTGAGCATCATAAATAAACTATCTCGTTTGACAAACTGGCTACCTCTTATAAACCTCTAATCTCTTCATTTCTCAGCACTCAACAAGCGAGCATAACCCGATGTTCCGATGGTAAGACCTATCCAAGGCGCAAATGCTTAGCTATCTCATCGGATGGCACCTTGTTTTATCTGTCTTTTTTAGTAGGTGTATGTAAGATGGTTTTACATTACAGTCATTCTCTGTCTAATACATGATCAGGAGATTTGTTCAGTGAATGTTTCTGCCCGTTTTGTTATACTATTAAATCTTGCATGCGCTGCTTTATTATTTACTCTACTCAATGCCAGGTTTGATTTATTCTGATCAGGATCTCATTTTACTTACTCGAAATCCCTCCTAAGATTCATGCATGTACATATCTTACATCCAATCGAGTAGTAAATCGAAAATCATCAGGGAGAATAATGACTTGATAAAGGACGTGATCATTGACCATCGTCCTAACTTTCCATAAACAGGTGGGTATTTAGTGTATGAACCCTCGTCCAACTAGTTCCTTCCGATTACCCTTAAAGCACTTTTCATGGTGATGTTTTTCCTTGTTACATATTTGGATGCTTGTTTTAAGGCATTATTCATTGCTATTACAGTCACAGGCCTAGCTAACCCTTTAACTCGATTTGATCTACTCTGGAAAACATAAATATCAGAAGGATTGCAATCCTTTCTGTACGCAATTAACTTAGAAAGCAATAAATTTAATCTAATTGTTCGTGGCTCAAATTTTGGAGTTCCAGCCAAGTGCAGCATGTCATCTTCGATATCGGAATATCTAATAGTAATCACCCTGCTGCCTTCAGCACGGAGAGAAAACAATGTTAGCCATAAGTCTGCCCAAGTTGATGAGATTTTAGACAATTCAAAGTGAATAGCCCTAAACTCTTCAGGTGTAATAGAATCTGTTTTTGCCATGAATACCCCCAATGCTCAACCCAACCGCTTACCAAAATTTCAACAACTTTATTACATCATTTCAATACTTTATTACGAAAATTGGATTAAATGTTCAATATTTTTTTCCTCTACCCCTACCGCGCCGGAAATTTTTTATACAAGGTGCACACCGCAACGTCGTAAATAATCGCCACCTGCTTTCTGTCCATTCCGTTTGCGATCAGCCTGCCAGCCTGCGCCCATTGCTCAGGGGTTAACTTCGGCCTTCTGCCGCCTATGCGCCCTTTCTCCCGGGCTGCCGCCAGTCCTGCCCGGGTGCGTTCCACGATTAACTCCCTCTCCATCTCGGCCAGGGCTGACATGATGTGGAATATGAAACGCCCCATTGGGCTGGAAGTGTCGATGCTGTCCGTAAGGCTTTTGAAGTGGATGCCGCGCTGCCGGAGTTCGTCGACCAGCAGTACCAGATTTCGCATGCTTCGCCCGAGGCGATCCAGCTTCCACACTACCAGCGTATCGCCCTCACTCAGCGTTCGAAGAAGCTTTTTAAGCGCTGGCCGGTTCGCTACCGTCCCGCTCATTTTTTCCTCAAAAACCTGTTCACATCCTGCGCGTTCGAGAGCTTGTCGCTGAAGATCTGTGTTTTGGTCATTTGTTGACACCCTTACGTAGCCAATTAGCATGTTTTTCACCCAATATTTTCTGCAAAAAATCAGGTGAAGTTATCGGCATGGATGCCGCAGGGCAATCTATAAAACGTCGGTTTAGGAACATCAGCCATACTTAATGCGCGGTCCAACGAGACTTACCCTGCTGATGGTGTGCTAACTGTAGGGCAGTTTGGGATAGGCGCGGATTGGTTGCCCCTGACTACTGATTTTAAGACCATTGAAAAGGTGGCATTTACGCTGGCGGTGGCGCTACGGGAGTTAATTTCTTTAACCCGTACGCGCCTGTTCTCGTCATGTGTAGATATGCCACCTCCGCAATGCAAGCTCTTCAGGCTGATAACACTACCCTTGCATTCAACGTGAAGGATGCAAATGGCTGGAGGGGTTGGGTTAAGCTTTATAGCGAATACAACACGACCCGCGCCAGCGACGGTACATTGAAAGCTGCATCGCCAGTGGTGGCAATATTTTCCGATGGTTCATACCGGACGAATGACGAATCGGAGGGCTGCACTGTAACCCGTCTGGTCACAGGCCAATATCTGGTGGAAGGGTGTCAGGGCTGAACTCAGACGCAGCATGGGGCGGCATCGATGGAGGTTTTGACATCCCTACCGATCGCAACAAGCAACCGCTTATCTGGCTGGATTATGAGGTTAACGCCGATGGTTCGGTACTGGTAAAAACCTATCATCGTACTCACCCTGATGCGCCTGCATTCGCCAGAAACGAACTGGAAGGCGTGGGTGACGGTGATCCTGTCGACATTCCTAGCGACCAGTTCGTGTCCGTGCGCGTCGAAATGCCTGCCGATTCTTTATACAACCAAAAAATCAGAGCAGCAGAGCTGGCCATGACTGCTGATGCGGGTGAATAAAGGTCGGTTTAGGAAGTAGCGCGACACGGGATGCTTACAGCTCGACAGGACAGATGTTATCCCGGGGAGATTTGGCTTGGGCGGGCCGGGTAATAGTAGTGCTGGCTGGGATATAGCTATCGATGGCCGATTTTTAAGTAGCCCTTATGACGGTCCCTCAGCTACTGCTGTGTTTATGGGGATAAACTGTGCTCATAGTTCCGATTCATCCTACTGCTTTCAGCTTGGGGACGAGGAAACCAGGGTATGTGGTGGAGGGCAAGAGAAAGCGCCTCATTCCTTCCATGGTTACGAGTTTATGACACTGGTAACACTACCAGAGCTAGTGACGGCACGTTAAAAGCAGCTTCCCCAGTAGTTAAACTGTATGCAGACGGTTCGTTTGAAACTAATAACGAATCAGAGGGCTGTACCGTAACTCGCATGAAAGCCGGAGAGTATCTGATCGAGGCTGCATGGGTATGAATTCAGATGCGGCGTGGGGTGGGATTGATGGTGGCTTCGATATCCCTAAAGATCGTAATGGGCAGGCCCTAATCTGGCTTGACTATGAGGTTAATGCCGACGGATCAGTGCTCGTGAAAACATTCCACCGGGAATACCCGTCAGCACCGATATTTGCGAGGAACTCACGGGAAGGTTTCGTGGATGGCGAACCGGCCGATATTCCGGCCGATCAGTTTGTCAGTGTCCGTGTAGAGATGCCGCAAAACAGTATCTGGAATCAGCGTGCAGCTATGGCTGAAGTTTCTGATTGATCATCTGATTAAAGGCAGAATCATCAGGCATATCCAAGCGAACATCGATCCAGCTGTTCACCGGCACGTCCATCGGTTCCCCTTTTGTTTTGACGATCTCCCTTCATCGCTCAGCATGTATTTTCGCTTAAACAGGCGGATAGTCAGCCCACCGCTTTCTGCCTGCTCTGCTTCAACAATCCCAAGCTCTCCCATGCCGCCTGGGTCCATTGGCGGCAGTAACTGCCATCCCTCTGACGCCAGGCCTGCCGAACCTCTCAGCACATAAACACCAACATCGACCCGGGAAATTTGATTCCTTCAGCTTCGGTGTTCGCAGTACCGCAGCCGCACCATGCAAAACCATCCTCGGATATATCCGTGCGCTGGTTCTGTTCCTGAGAATTAACAATGCGAGCAACAGGTGAGGCCGCCTTTAGGGTGCCATCACTTGCTTTAGTCGTATTACCCGTTGAATATAATTTGACAGGTGAAAGCCACGTACCGCCTGCCTGTTTACGAATTGTGATATTTGCGGCTGACTGAGCTGACATTGCTTCATCGACCAGCATAAATCCGTAATTCGCACTATCTCCTCCTGAGGCCGCATTAGAACCGTTCCGATGGCGAACAGAAATATAGCTCCGCCATACATTATCATCAGTTATTCGGGCAGAACCTATTGTGGAAGGGTTGGTTGAAATATCATTAAACCAGCCAGTAGAAGATAAGGTTCCATCGATGTTGACACCAATTGCGGCCCCCCTGTTGCTACCCGTACCTCCCAGTGACACAGGCACGTAACCATTGCTGTCTACCAAACCGAGGTTTGTGCGAGCGTCAGCGACATTCGTTGCCCCGGTCCCGCCCTGCCCAATCGGGATAGCTCCATTACTCCCCTTCTGCGCCAGCTTACCGATCGCCGGAATAGTTACACGAGTGCCGTTGATGGTAACGGTGATGTTCTGGTTTGCTGAGGTGGTGGCGAACGTCTCCCACGCGCCGATGTTCTCGTCATACTCGTTGATGAGCTGAGACATGCTCTGCGCCAGGCCATCGACCGAGAGACTATCAGTAACAAGAATGCCGTACTTCTGGCCGCTGAGCGCCGGAGACGCTGCGGGTGTAACCGTCAGTGACGTCGCACTGTTGATGGCCGTGATCTGAAACATCTGTACCGGGTTAGAAAGAACAAACAACGTCTGGCCAACCCGAATCTGGCTGGCGGGTGCCGTCCAGTTCGTGCCGGTGCCGGTGGCTGTATTTCCGTTAATGGCGATGGTGCCAGTGTTATAAAGCATATTTTCTCCAGGCAATAAAAAACCCCGCCGGAGCGGGGTTGATTAAAAAGACAGTTTATTCAGACGTACATATCAGGAAGAACGGGAAGGTTCAGTGGCGTTACCGTGTCATTACCAAAAATTGCATACCGCTCGCGCCCAAGAAATTTCCCACCCTGAACTGAAGCACTGCCGTTCTGTATTTTTATTCCGAACATTCGATACACGTACATGCCATTTACTTCGTGAGCCATCAGCCCGAATCTGCCCAGCGGAACATAGCCGCTGCCGATGCTCACGGCATTTTTCGAAGGCGTCCAGAGCTGGTTGAGGTAGACGAAAGGCCGCTTTGTCGTTGAAAACGTGCAGGCCCCGGCTGAATTGAAGATGTTGAGCCCGGTGCCCGGCTGCGGCGCCACGCCACTGGCGAAGATGACAATATCTATCGTGCCGGTCGTCGGAGCATCATCGTTGGTGGATGGAGGGCTGAAGAACCTGACCGTGTTGCCATCGAAATCGACTGTGTTACCGCTATTGCAGCGCCCAAAGACGATATATTTGGACTTGTCATACCCCGCTATCGTGGGAATTGCCCAGCCGCCAGTGGGAACATTGACGGTACCCTTCAAGATACACTGTCCTGACTGCGTAGCATTGGTTATTGAAGTGAAGTCAGTGCTGTTGCTGATGAGCAGGCCCACACCACTACGCTGGCCTGACGGAAATATCTGCCAGAGGCTACCGGGGAACGTGTACGTACTTTCACGCTCACTGATGCTTACATCCTTCATCGTGGAGTTCTGCGTCACGCGTCCACCGGATATGGTGACCGAGTTCATTTTATGAAGCAGCCCTGAATCAAGATAAGCCGTCGCGTGAGGGATAAACAGTACCTGCGCACCGGAAACATAACCGGCAACATCAGCGTACTTGGCTTTCTGGTAGCCACTGTCAAAGTTGGCCCCAAACGACGGGCATCGCAGGCCCGCAGTTATCTCCATGCGCTTTCCGCCGTCATTCAGTTCTATCAGTAGTCCTGTCGGCATTTTATGTCCACGTCCCCAGTACGATGCGGCCGCCACCCGGAATATTAATGGTTACGCCATTACCATTAATCACCGTTGTGTTGCCGGAGCCATTGAAAGAAAAATTACCGTTTGTGGCGTAAATCGAGCCGCGAACGGTCACGTTGTTGAACGTCGCGTAGCCTGACTTGTTGATGTGCCAGCCGACGTTCCCGGTGCCGTCCCAGGTTGTCGACTGGATGTAGCTGCCGATTTTGGTATTGTCGATAGTCCCTTCACCGATCACAGTATTCCGGATAAAGGTTTGTCCATTCTGGATAACGAACGGAAGTGTGACCTGTGCTCCGGCCTGGTGAGTGACGGCGAAGCGGTCAGCCAGGAAGATAACCTGCGACTGCATGCCGGACGGCGTATTCTCCACGCCGATCCCCATCCCTGCGGCATAGTACTGGCCGTTGCTGGATAACCCGACCTTGATGCCGTACATCGCCTTCAGATCCCCGTTAACGTTCGCAATGGCCTGAGCGTTAGTGGTAATGGCTGAGGTATGTCCGTTGATGGTCGCTGTGATGCCGTTTATCTGCGTGGCCGTGGCCTGCTGGTAATCGGAGAACGTCTGGTTCAGGCTGTTGATGGATGCCTTATTGCCGTTCACGTCAGTCTGCAAACTCAGCAGCGAACGCGCCGTTGCCTCCTTCTCGTTGACGATAACCTCATCAATGCGGTCCAGCTGCGCGCTGTTACCGGCGACCGATGCAGACAGCGTTTTGCGCGCCGCTACCTGCGCCAGATTGCCATGAATAATCGCGATGGCAGAGTTCTTCACTCCTCCCGTCATAGCGTCCACAGACACGCTGATGTTATCGATTCGCTGACCCAGCGCGGTATCAGCGGTCGCCACTGTCTGCTCAAGCTCGCTCAGAGAAGAAGACACATCTCCGACCGTGCTCGACAGGTTAGTAACGCTGGTCTGAACCTTACCGATTTCCTGGGCGTTTTTTGCTATTTCCTGCGCCTGTTGCGCCAGTTCGTCGTTGGCCTGTTTGATGTCGTCAGCCATGCCAGCAATTTTTTCATTGCTGTCCACCGCGTTCTCGATCAGGTCTTTGAACGTATCGGAGCCTTTCATGTCCTCCAGGATTGCATCTGTGATATCGGATACATCGATGCTGGCCTGCCCGCGCACAAAGTCTGTATACCCTGACTCGTTTCCGCTGCGGTCCACCAGCTGCGCGCGGTACCAGAAAATTTGCCCTGGCTTAAGGCCCATCTGCTGATACTTGCGCTGCGGATAGGGTACGTCTGCCAGCAGCATCGCATCGTCTTCCGTCCCTGTCAGGCTGTACTGAATTTCCGTCTTCAGCGTGTCGTCGGTGTTCGCCGGGAATCCCCAGCTCAGCTCGATACCGAAAACCACATTATCAGAAGCGATGAAGCCGACCGGTTTCGGGGGATTGCCCACTTTACCGGTCAGCGTTTTCTCTTCTGAATAGCCCCACCCGGAAGAAATTTCTGCGGCATTGATGGCGCGCACCCGTACCAGATAACGCCCGGCATAAATCCCAGGAACGTCGAATGACGTGGTGGAGCTGCGCGGCACGTTAACCCAGTTCCCTTCGTTGCGGCGCCATTGCGCTTCATAGGCGATAGCGTTCTGCGCCTGGTCCCAGCTCACGCGCATGGTTTCGACGCTAATGTTCTGCTGCACCATGGAAAACGAGCTGATCACGATGTTCGCAGGCGGCGACTGGTTGCCCGGCGGGATCACGCTCACCGGCCGCTGGTCAATGATGGCTCCGGTATCAATGCGATCAAATTTATCCGGATCGTGATTTGCACCGACGATTGTGAACGTGCCGTCATTATTATCAGTTACCGTAATAACGCGATACTGCTGTGCGTAGAGCTCATCAGACTCAATGACCCATACGGCCTCAGCCACAGGCGTTTCACTGTAAGCGGTCGTAACGGTCACTTTATTGCCCGTTATCGACTGAATGGTGCGTGACTGTGAAACACCCGATGGAAGATTGACAATCATCCTGTCGGCTGGCGAAGCATCCGGCGCCCTGTCCAGCGTTAGCACGCGACCATTCACCGCAGAGATACGGCCGCCCAGGTCGCGCCCGGAGAGATTTCGGTCCGCTACGGCGATTACATAGCCAGGCTGTGGAATGTTGCCATCTTCCCCTACATTGAAAGTAACAACGCGATCTTTGTTGTTGGTCAGGATCCCCCATCGCCCTTTTCGGTTCGCCTCCGATTGCCGGGTACAACCAATAGCTGTTATCTCAAGTTGATTAAAACCATAACGCGAAACCAGCGCCTGTTCAAAAACAGGTTCCATCGCATCAGAATAGGCGTTATCGGGATCAGACCAGGATACGAGCGCATTGGTATAACGGTTCTTTGTGGTGCTGCTGGAATAGGTAAACCGGCCATCGATAACGTTCGCATGCGTGTATGTAAAATCAACATCCCTCGGCATGTCCGCCAGCGCCACAATCTGGTCGTCGCCCCAGTAGGTCATCCCGCGGAAGATAGCAGCAAAATCACGCAGGACCGTATAAGCGTCGTTGCGTTCCTGAATGTAGACGTTGCAGGTATAACGTGGTTCGGTGCCACTTCCGCCTTTGCCATCCGGCACCATCTGATCGCAATACTGTGCAACCTGGTAAAGTGTCCATTTGTCTATGTTCGCTGTTGTGAGACGATCCCCAAGCCCGAAACGGTCGCTAACCACCAGGTCGTAGAATATCCACGCGGGGTTATCAGTCCAGGCCCATTTGAATGTCCCAAGCCACGTACCGCTATAAGTTCTTGTTTCCGGCTCGTAAGTATCCGGTACGCGGATGACACGTCCACGTGGTTCACAGGCGATTTGTGGAATAGAGCCATTGAACTGGCTGGAATCAAACTCGATGTACAATAGAGCTGTGTTTGGATAGCGCAGTTTGGCATCGATGACCTCTGTATAACTTTGAAGCGTCATCGTGTCGCCGATTTTGGCACTATTTGCGTCAGCGGTAATCTTGCGCAGTCTGATGGTCCAGGTGCTGCCAGCTTTCGGTAAATCGATACGATGGCTGCGTTCATAACCTGATGTGGTTTTCCCGGTCACATTAGTATCAAGGACCTGTTGCCAGCTACCACCGTCCATCTGAAGCTCCACCACATAGTTGATGGAGTACCCTACTAAATCCCCGTTATCCTGCTGTTTGAAAAGAGATGGCCACTTCAGGCGCAGGCGAACCGCCGAAAGCTGCGTATTGGTGAAGGTATGCGTCCAGGATGTTTCGCTGGATATTTCGGTACCGACGCTGATTTCATTTTCTGTGCCAGGTATCCCCTGAATGTAATCCTGAGCCTGTGTCCCTGGGCGAAACTCCCACACGACACCGCTGAAGTTCTCGGAACCATCAGCGTTTTGTAAAGGTGTGCCGTCAAGATAGATATCCCTCGCAGTCAGCCCACCAGCAAACTCCCCTTCACCGAGAACCATCAGGATTTTCGCTTTCGCAACGGACTGGAGATCATCGGGCTGCTCGACAGGGGTGCGAGAACTCGAGCTGCCGCCTTTACGTCCGGTAATTGTTTTAACCATATCGCGCCCATAAAAAAAGCCACCCGAAGGTGGCCTGATTGACAAATATTTGTTATTGCTGATCTTCTACGTAAATCCCGGCAGAGGCAACAGCGCCGCCGATTCGCCGTTTACCATAGAGAATGGGGACAGGGTTTCCCTGAGAGGTTGTGTTCGTCACGCCACCAAATGCATAGCTGGCGCGGTTATCTGCTGATTGCTTGCTGGCTAGCCCGGTAGTCTGTGGAGAAAGCATCTGGACTACGCCGCCGATCGCCATTGATGCCCCAATCCCCGCCACAGCTCCCCATCCACCAGCAAAAGCAGTCCCACCAATCCCGATCGCGGCCCCTCCCGTGACGAACGCAGCAACAGCGACAAGGGCAACCCCGAGGATTGTCTGAAAAACCCCGGCTCGCTTACTGCCGATGATCACCGGCGCGATACGGATTTCCTCTGTGCTCCTGTCCATACTGAGTTCATCGTTTACGAGGTTTCGTTTCCCGCTGAATACCGCATAAGTTAAACCCCGTTGTTTGCTGGTGTTAAGGAAACGCTCAAAACCCGGCACGATAACGCTCAGGGCGCGGATGGCCTCTTTTGGTGAAGCTACTGATAAACGATATTCACGCCCGAAGGTGGCACCTAGCACGCCGTACAATCGAATTGTGCGGACAGGCTCAACATTGAGTAATGCAGCCATTTTTTCCCCAAAAAAAACTGTCACAGGCGGTTATCAGAAACAGTCTTTAAACCGCAATATTTTCATTGTGCGCTCACGCCAGTAACCGCCATAAGGTACGCGCTGGCTCAGATGCCCATAAAGGTGATGCAGTAGCATGTTGCCTTCCAGCAGAATCCCCGCATGATTCCACTTATCAGCCTGAACCTGCATGATCACCATATCGCCAGGTTTCGGCGGCCCGTCGAATTCACGGAATCCGCACTCGTACCAGCAATCCTGATAGAAGTTGTCCGGATAGTCGTTTTCCCACCAGGGATAATCAACCCGGTAATCGTGGAGTTCGATACCATGCTTTTGCCGGAAATAGCTCATTACCAGCCCCCAGCAGTCAAAGTGACCAAGCACAAACGGACGCTCCAGCAGTGGCAGCTCTCCGCGCGGCTGAATGGTGCGTAAATCCCCCTCGGGCCAGCTCACGATATGCCAGGGTAAAAGCGTTGCGTCGCATTGCGCTTTATCCAGTTCGCTCGGCTGCGTAGTGGCGTCAGGGTGGCTGTGAACGATGGCGATCACCGTACCCCAGTCTTCAGCAGCTGCGTAATCTTCCGGGCAGAGGACAAAATTGTCCTCCGGCGCCGCGGCAAGATTCCGGCACGGGAAATAACGTTCAACACGACTTTTCTGCGCCACCACACCACAGCACTCACGAGGATATTCAGCGGCTGCATGCGCCATAATCGCATCAATGGTTTTCTGACGCATATCAGCTCCTGATTAAAGACGTTCCCGGGAAACCACCAAACGGCAGTTCTTCATTCTCTCCGAAGCGAAGTTTGCACGCCGTGAGCGTGCCGTTACAGACATCAAGCGAGGGATCATCGACAGAATTATTATTGTTATCGAAGTATCTGGTTCCGGCATAATCGCAACCGTCACCGGTTCGGTACTTATTGCGCATGCACCAGGTACACAGGGAATGAAGCTGGCGCGTGGGGATCATCTTACCCTGCAACGACATCGGGCTATCGAGTACGAATTCGATACTTTCGCCCGGAATTTCGCTGCTTTTACCATCAATGAAAAAAACTCGTTTTCTGACCTGTTGCGGATCAGCTGTTGCGTTACCTGCTGGGAAGTTCTTCGCATCGAGATAATGCGAATAAGTGTCATGGATAGTGACTTTCGCCTGTAGCATATCGTCATAAGCAAGGCACAGCGCTGTAATCTTGCTATCGATATCTGCAACCGTGAGTGTTGGCTGGGCACTGTTGCCGTCTGTGGAGGCTTCAAGCCCTTCTATTTGATACGGCCAGGCGGCATATTCCTCCCCCTGCCACCAGATACTTTTCGCCTTCAGCTTTGATTCATCGCCACCAGCGGCAGCGATTTCTTCTTCTGTGTGCGGGAGGTTGTATGCGTGAAATCGCAGTACATCATCCACGCCGAACGTAGAGCCATCAACTTCGATAAGCCGGACTTTATTACCGGGCTCAAGGCTTTGATAGTCTGCTGTGATCATGGTGCGTACGCCTGTTTGAATGTTGCGGAAATGGTCAGAACGTTGCTGGATAAGGGCTGTGACTTGATTGATTCGGCCTCAATCCGGTAGAGCCCAGTTTCGCCAACTGGCGATGTCCAGATGAATGACTTTATAACGTGAGAACGAAAGAATTTAAGGGCCTGGAGCATGTCCGTTTTTTTGCCCGTTAGGGTTACAGGCCATGACTGCTTTTCAGGGTTGATGCCTTCCCCTGCAATCTGCTCATAGCCATCGCCAAAGGTTGCAGAGCGGGTTTTATGGCTAAACGTTCCTTCCATTCCCGCCTGTATCTGCGTTCGCCAGGTGAACGTTTCCAGTGCCATGTTTGCTCCATAAAAAAAGCCACCCGAAGGTGGCTTGTGATAATATGAGAAGGAAATTAGCGGGTTTCACAACCAAGCTGAGACTTGTCGATAATCTGCGTGCCTTCAACACGGTAACCATATGTGCCGAACAGAAATGCGTGGTTTAATTGATAAATAACAACATCGCTTAGGCCTACGGAACACTTGTCTTTTTCAATAGCCCGATCCATTGCAGTTTTAACGCTTGGAATGCCCAGCGGGAAAATAACAATTGGAGCTTTGTCTTCACCAGTCACACGTTGACCTTTTTCAAACTTAGCTGCGTTCAGGTTGTAATTTTTAGTACTACCAACGGTCATATCAGCAACGCGAACAGTACAGCCAGACAACATTAAAGCCCCAAGAGCTAAAGCCACTACCTTCTTCATTTTAAGTTTCCTTTGATTGCAATCGGAAACATCTTAACATGATGAATAATGTGATAAAACAAACACCATGTCTCTTATCTTGATTTTGTTGCATTCCAGATGAGCCCACCAGGCTGAAGTTGTTTCGCAATACCTGCCCGAACAGATTGATCAATAGTCTGCTTGTAAGCGCGAGAAACAGCATCGTTATTTGCAGAAGTCTGCTGCTGTGAATTTTGGTTTTGAACAACTACGGACGTTTGAATACTTACCCCACCGGCCGATGATGACTGAAACCCATACATCGGAGCGTGGCCAACATAACCGCCATTTGCATAACCCTGTGCGCTTCGCATAAGTGAATAGAGGTTTCCAACCCCCAGCGCACTTGTTGCCTCTTTGGTGAAGACGAATTCGCCACCATGCACCACGCCTTTTGGCTGATACTTTCCTCCATCCCCTGTGTAGCCGCCAGTATCGAATTCCGGAACTGCGCCGCCACTAGAAAATCCGAAAAATGAACCAAATGATGTCCCCCCAAACGCAGACTTCATTCCGTTAACCAGCACCAACTGTGTCAGCATCTGGGCTGTTCCTTTCAAAAAGGTTGTCAGGAAATCTGAGAAGTTAGCTTTTCCAGTGGTAAAAAAGTCTGTAAGAGTGCTGGCCATACCGGTGAATGCATTGCTGGTAATTGTCTGCACTTGTGAGTAAACATTGGTTGCGGAGTCCTCAAATTCAGCCCAGCCCTTTTTCGCGCCGGTCAACCAGTCGCCACGCAACCTGTCCTCTGCGGCATAGTAATTATTCGCCGCTTTGAGCTGCTTCTGATAACCAACGTCCTCCAGAGAACCGCCGGCGTTCACCCAACCTGCGGCAAGCTGACTTTTCGCGAGTTCACGCTGAGCTAACCGATCGCTCATTCCAGCTCCACCGACCAAAGCAGCCTGCTTCTCTGTCATCTGCGTGACGTATTTCTGCGAGGTATCCATTCGCTTGTTCAGCTGTTCCTGTTCGGTAATCTGATCACCTAACAGGGCTTTCTGCCGTGCCAACTGAAGCACCTGGTCTTTACTCGCCAGCAGGGATCGTTCCTGCTTTGTCAGGGAACGTGAACGCGAGGCTTCTTCCAGCACCTGAAATTTCGCCTCAGTGGTCCACAGATCTTTGCGCTGCTGGCTGATAGTGTCGTTCAGCCCTTTATGCTGTTGAAGAGCACGCAACTGCGCCTGAAGCGCCAGCAATTCGGTCTGAGCAGCGTCAGTACTGCGGTCGCCAGCAGATACAGTGCCCTGCTTTCCTGTTTTCGTTTTTTTGCCAAACGAAGCGACTGCTTCCCGATCCTTCTGAGTGGTCGCGGCGCTTATCTTGCGGGATGTATCGAGGTACTTGCCTGCGCTAATGTCAGCCGCGTCCCAGTCCTTTTTCAGCTGAGACACGCTGTTACCATAAGCGCCGGCCATTTGTTCGTTATAGTCCTGCCATCCCTGCAAAGTATCAGTTTTCGCCCAGTCAGGAACGAGATTAATCGCAGCCGCGATAGAAGAAGAAATAATCTGGTTCAGCTTCTGGAAAACTATCGCGACGCTGTAATAAATTGCGTTAAATTCCTTTAGCGTGTTTGATGCCAGTTCAGCTACCCACTGACCGATTCTCTGCATAGCCTCAGATGCCCATCCCTTGATATCAAGCCACAGGCGGCCAAATGGTGTCAGCGAGTCGTAAGCCTGCTCTCCGCGCTCTGCCATCGTGTCGGCAAACAAATCCATAGCTTGAGTAACGGCAGCGGTCTGGTCTTTCTGCTTAACTAACTCGTCAATGTGCTTAAGCTGTGAAACGGTGAGAAAGTTGAATTGCTCATTAAGGTTCTGAAGAGCCTTAACCGGATCCTTTTCAATATCCTTATAAGCCTTGGTAATGTCCTGAGTCGAAACAATGCCAGTTTCAACTGCCAGCGCCGTCGCTTTGGTAGCTTTCTCAAGCTGTTGCTGAGACATTGAGCCGATACCAACTAACTCTGTCATCAGACTCTGGACAGTGCCCACCGTAGCCCCGGTTGAAGCAGAGATTGACTGGGAGGATGCCATAATCTGTAGCGCTGACGTACCGGCAATGTTTCCGGTGCGGATGATAGCTTTATTGATTTCGTCATAGGCAGTGAAGTAATCAGATCCTGCCTTCGCGGCAAGGAGAACTGCACCGGCCAGACCACCAATCGCTACACGCGCCGGGGTGACCATGGATAACATCGCTTTTAGCGCGTTCCCCACCCCACCAAAGGAATCACGCAGCTGCCCCCCCTGCTGGATAGCAACCATATAAACCGGCATACCGGAGGCCAGTGAGGTCACAATATCCGTCATTTGCATTGGCAGGTAACGCATGGCATTACGGTACTGCCCCGCACTGATAGCTCCAGATTTCCAGGACTCTTCCTGCTCTTTTAGTCGGGCAATCATTGGCGCAGCGCGGTCCGACACGCCAAGCTGGGCCGCCTTCAGTTCGAGTAACTCTGCACGGGTTTTTCCGATAGCTGCAACCTGGTCCTCAAGTGAGTCGATAAAAGTTTTGCCTGCGGCAGTTGCCCGTTGCGCTGCCTGTGCCTGCTCAATGCGAGCTCGGCCCTCTGCTGTTTCAGATTCCATGACCTGCGCCAGTTTCGCGCGGGTCGTCTCAAGCACGCTGTTGTAACGAGTAAAATCCTCGTCACCCACCAGACCTTTGCTCCGGAATTTAGACAGGCTTTCCTGAATGGTATCCAGCTCGTCCAGCGCCTTGTTAACAGGGCTGATTTTATTCAGCAGGTTTTGCAGTTCCTGCCGTTGCTGTTTCAGGCTTTCGCTGTTTTTTTTCTGGTTGTCGATCCCGGTGCGGAACGTACTGTTCAGGTCATCCGCTTTACCTGCTGCGGCGGACGCAGTCTCCTGAAAGCGATCCAGTGCCTGGTTACCACGCTCCAGCTCAGTGGTATTTACACGCAGGGAAATCGTGGCGATGTCGTTACTCATTCCGCCCTCTCTTTATGCATAACTTTTAGTGCGGCGCACTCCATGATTCGGATGTCCGAAAGCGCGGTTGCCTCGTCGTCGACGTTGTGCAGGCGCATCACCCAGGGCAGCACGTTGTAATCAAGACCTGATGCGCCTCCCATGCCCGTGCGCCACTGCGTGCTGACAGCCTGAAACACCAGGAATGAAGGCCATACATCTGGCCAGACGTCGATGTATTGATCGTCATAGTCATCCGGCGTAAGCCCATAGGGTGCCAGGTCTGCCGCTGTGGGTTCAGGCGTATAGAATGCAGAGGCAACCGCTATCAGTTTTTTTCGCGCTGCCCCATCAACTCTCGGTAGTAGGTTTCCGGGATTGCCTTCATTGCCGCCGGATAGTTTTCCAGCAGCACCGACAGGTTTTCCGCGTTGAATGCATCGGGAAGTGCCCAGCCAGCAATGATTTCCATCAGAAAATCAGTGGCGGTTTTGCCTTCCATTTTCTCCAGATCCGCCAGTTCTTTGAGTGGCTTGTGATTGAATGTGAATGTCAGCACGCCATCCTCATCGCCAGCGCGCGGGATCGAGACGTTGGCCTTAAAAGTTGGTTTGGGCTGAAGGGTGAATTTAGTCGCCATCGTTGCCTCTTAGTGAAAGAAAGCCTCCATGGAGGAGGCTTAGACTATCGTTATGCCTGGCTTATGCCGCGGCGCCTGTGATTTTGTAGAACGTCATTGCTGGCGATTGCAGGTTCAGCACGACGCTTACCGTTTCGACTTCGTTCACCGCCGTGGTCGGCGTGTCGTCAAAAGATGCCGTGGCCGCCCAGTAACGATTCTCCTTCGCCTTCGGAACGTACATATAAGCCGCCACAGTCTCTTCGTCTTCATCCAGCTGGCGCAGCAACGGATATACCGGGAGACTTGAATCGTGAGCGATCGAGTAAGTCTGAGAGACGGCAGATTTATAGGTATTCAGGTTGCGCTGACGGTCATCGCTGAGGAACTGAATCTGCGTGGTGTTCTGATCACCACCGGATTTCGATACCTCAGTGATTTGTGGCAGTTCGGTCCATTCTTCAATTTTGCGAATAGAGCCGGAACCGCCGCCAGCCGCGTATTTGTTTTTGTTGGTGGTATTGATGTTGCGAAGAGTGACAGCATTCTCCGCAATCGCGTCGATTTTCGCGATAACGTTATCAATACCCGACCAGTTGCAGTTCACGTGAACGATATCACCGACCGCGATATCGTCCGCGGAGCTGACGGTGATCACCGCGTGCTCAGCATTCGTCGCGCCGGTGAAAGTAATGGCTGGGCCGTAGCCCGAGGCCAGATAAACATGAGCGCCGTTAGGCAGTGCGAAGCCCATAATGGTTACTCCTGTGAAATTAGAAAACCGGCACAATGGCCGATGATTTTGACGGGGTCAGTTAATGATGTCGGCCCGGTAGTTCAGGCTGATGGGAATGGTGTAGGAAACAGCTGTCGGGATACCGCGAAAAATTGCTGGCGTGCTGGTGATCCAGCAGGTGAAGTCACTTCCTGCAATTTCCTGCCCCTCAGGGAACAATTCCACTAATCTGCCCGCCAGAGAAACGACTGAGGTACGGCCTAAGCCGGCTGGCGCCACGACATTGATCTGGTACACGCCTGAATAAGTCCGGCAGCGCAATCCGAGATCGATTGTCCGCGGCGTAACGGGCATATCGTGTACGGCCAGGTATATGTCGTTAGCAGGAGGTGTAAACGGCACGTTCTCCCATGCAACTGAAATGCCCTCGGCATCGGCCCAGGTACCCAGTCTGGCGGCCAGTGCAGATGCAATATCAGGAATCACCAGGACACCTCCTTGATAGCTTCCTCAAAGAAGCGTTGAAACTCAGCAGCGGTTATACGGACCATTCCGCCCGGTGCCTGTGTGGAATGCCCCATTTCAAGCGGGTATGCATACGGGACGTTGTTGCAGAAATAAATGGCCTTCATCCCGACTTTGAACAGTGACAGCGTGTAGTTCCCGGCTGCTTTTGTCAGGTCGCCGGTCTTGTCTATTCGTCCCGTTTCATCAGTTGTCGGAGCATCAAACGATACCTGCCAGTTACCGCGAAAGCGTCCGCCCGTATACCCCGGCGGTGCTTTGATATCCATCCCATCCACCACCCGGGCTTTTTTCTTCAGTCGCCCGGTTTTGGTCAGGTTGTCGGGATTTGCCCGCTGCGCCTCGTTATGGTCGTAAACAGCGCGATTATAGGAAACGGCTGTCTGGTTAACTTCCCACAACTCCGGGTTGCCCACTGGGGACATCACCACCAGCTGGTTAAGAATTTTGATTCCGACGGCGCGCACCACTGCTTCCTGATTCGTTTTCGCCTTATTGACGAATGCTGTGATTTCAGCGAGGAATGCCGTGTTCTCTCCCATGCTATGCCCTCAACTGCGCTTTGTAGCAGAGTACCAGCGAGGCAGGTTTTGCCGGGTTGGGTTTGATAACCCGGTGGGCTGTGCCATCAATATCGACTACGTCGCCGATTTTAATTTCCTGCTCCGCCGTAAAAACGATCTGCACGTCGCCGTTAACGATGACCGTTCCATCTATTTCGCCGGGTGCGTATTCCGTTTTAACGCCGATCGCAGTGAACTGAACATCATCCGTTTTATGCTCGACTCCACCGATAACCGTTACTGAACCCTTGCGGGTGACGTTGTATAACGCTCCGTTCTGCCTGAGCATGCGCGTTGTTCTGGCCTGCATACGTAGGTAATCAATCGCCATATCAGACCCTCTCTGCAAATGCATTGATGGCGAAACCTCGACCACCAGCAAGGTCGCCTAACAGCGCCATGACAGCAGGATAGGACGGCGTGAAAACTTCACCATCTGCGACCGCATAGGTCATGGTGACAGCACCTTCCACACGTTCAGTTTTCACAGCGGCTTCGCGCACGCTGGAGAGTAAATCTCCGTCGATTGCCTCTACCGCCAGCATGCACTGCGCGGTTAAAACCTGCCGTGGAACTTCATCCGGCGGGAAATCATGTTCATCCAGAACGACATTCACGCGTGGCCATGCCAGAGCCTGTCTCGGGTCAGCTTTTGAGCCTACCCAGTCCAGCCCCTCCAGGTAATCCATTGCCTTAATCAGCAAAGGTGTGAGCTTGCCAGGCAGTTCAATGCCGCGTATTTCCGCAAATGAGGCAAGATCCTCTTCACTGACGTAGCTGTTGGCATCAGGAGAGGTGATATCGGTATTGATCATCGAATCATCCTGTTTATGGGGCTTTCGCCCCATTCGTTATTCTCCGGCAGGCGCAGTGAAGGTGATCTCATCAGTGGTTTTCGCCACTCCTTCAACCGTGCTGGTTACCGTGAAGGTGCCAGCAACGTCTGATGTGAGTTTCACCGTTGCACCACCAGCAGAGCCGGTTTGAGAACTGGCCGTGCTAAGCGTGCCGCCTGTGGAAGTCCACGCGACGGTTTTACCGGATACACCGGAGCCATTCAGCGTGTACTTAAGAGAAACAGTTACCGCGTCTGTGCTGTCAGCAGTTGCGGAGGTTTTATCCGCTGACAGAGTTACTCCCCCACCGCGGATTCCAGTTTGATGAGAACGCCCGCAGTGGATTTGTTACTGGTGAAGTGTTTCTTCCAGTTGCCCGCGGTACCGATGGCGGTCAGGTCAGGATTATCACCTTTGGCGGTATCCCAGCTGTAGCCCAGCAGTTCAACGTTCACGGTACCTTCAGCGCGATAGCCAATCGCAAGGTTTTCCTGATCGTTGATATCGTAGGAACGGAAGCCTGGTGCCTGAGACTCGGTAACAGTCACTGCGCCGGCCACCAGCCCAAGGATCGCATCAGCGTCCATGGTGTCGGTTACCAGCACAGGTTTACCCAGCGTGCCAGGCTGCCCGCCGTAAACCACCACGCCAGCTTCTTCGTAGATTTTGTTGGCAATCGCCTCATCAACAATGTCGAAGTAGGTCGCAGAGTGCATCACGAACAGAGCCACGCGGTTAAACTTGTCGCCGTATTTACGCAGGCCACGCGTCAGGGTCTTTTTACCGTCGGTCGCAATGTCGGCGGTTACGACCATGTCGGTGTTAGCACCAATCGCCGCAGTCAGTGCTTTCAGACCATATTTCACGTAGCCTTCCAGCGTGGCATCTGCCACATCAACGCCGATCACTTCGGAGAATTCGTCGACAGAGCGGCCGCGGCGTTTGAATGCCTCTTCGGTGGTTTCATACGGGCCATATTTCCACGGTGCTTTGACGGATACGGATTCACCGGCGCCAATCTTCTTGCCGGTCACTTTATCGGTGGAGTTCGTGTCACGCGATTCGATAGAACCGCCCACTTTGTAGAAGGCTCGCTTGCGGAAATCACCTTCAATCAGTTCGTTATCCAGCAAAATCGCACCGTTGGAGGAAGCGTTGAACACTTCCAGGTTGTCCTGGCGACGCTCAAGAAACGCGGTCTGCGCCAGATCGTCATAAATAACCAGGTCGGAATTAACAGTCGTTGCCATGGTTTGAATCCCTTATTTCGGAAGTTTGAGGAAGGCCTGCTGGCCGTGTTTGCGGATGTAGTCCGCTTTGTCGCTGGCGCTCATTTCGGAACGTTTCAGGCTTCCACCACCGTTTGGCTTGTGTACACCCGCGCCCGTGCCTTCTGCGCGCGGGAACAGATGTGGAGCCGTCTCCTTGAGAGACTCCGCCCATTCAAGCGGGCTTAGTGGGGTTTTGCCGTCTTTGCCGAACAGAACATCGCCATTTGCATCAACTGCTACGGCCTCGCCTTCGTCGTTGAGCTGGAATGTGCCTTTGGCACGCAGAATAAGATCGTCAGAAGCTTCAGGCAGCGCGCCCGCTTTGGAGGCTGCTGCACGGATTGCATCCCCGAGAACCCGATCCCGGAATTTGTTGGAGAACGCTTCAGCTTTTTCCGCGCGTTCGTTTGCCGCTTTGATCTGCTTATCAACGTCAGCACGCAGGCGCTCGGTACGCTTATCCAGCACCTCGTCAATTTTTCCGGCGGCGATAAGCTTCGCCTCTTCATCGTCAGAAAAACGCTGGAGAATGCCGCGTACAGCGTCTGGGTCGATACCGTCAAAACGTGACAGGTTTTCTTTTTGCTGCTTGATGGTGCCCAGCAACTCAGAGTTTTTTGATTTCAGGCCTGTAACTTCACTGGTCACACGCTCATCAATCAGCTTCTGGATTTCGGGGGTGATTTCGATACCGCCACCACCACTGCCCTCACCGCCGCTTTCAGGTGCGTAATATTTCAGAAGCATGTTTCGAATTAACATAATTTCCCCTCGGGATTTTGTCGGGCCTCGCCCATAAAAAAGCCCCGGCGGATGCCAGGGCGTGTAGAAAGTGATAGTTGCCAGGTTCAAGGACCTGATAGCTGCTTAAGACGTTCCAGGCTGATCCACTCGCCTTTGTCAGTGAACATATCAGCCAGGTCGATTTCACCCGCGCGGAACAGACGGCCACGCTCGGCACCCAGAACCTGATCCTGCCTTTGAGCTGGCTGACGCGCGAGCCATTCAAGATACGTGGTTTTAGCAGGTACCTGCCCATCCATGCTGGCACGAGTGCCCTCGTCCATCTCATCAATATCAATGCCGAGTTCGCGCCAGGACTTGATAATCAGAGTTTCAGTAGAACGGCAACAGAAATGAATTTTCCCGGGCCCTTGCAGGTAAGGTACTTTGTGCCCGATCGGTTTATTATCCAGGGTGTAGCGCAGCAGGTCGCGAATGATGCAGTCGTGACTGGTTTTATTGTCCAGCGTAGACAGCCACTGCTTACCATTCACGATGTCGCTGTTGGCGCTGGTGAAGCTGTTGCGGGCGGTAGCAGCCAGATGATTCACGGCTGTTTTAGCGATGCTTGCGGCATTTGCCCTGCTCATCTGGAGCGCGCCGTCGCGATAGTCTTTATTGGCATGACCGCGCACGCTTCGGGCGATGGTTTCAACCGTGTCGCCAGCAAGATAGCCACGGCGTACAGCGTTTACGATCCGCGCCAGCCTGTCCGATTCCAGATTCTCCGTCCACTCACTCAGCAGGCGCCCCTGAAATGGCTGAGCCATCGCCGCGGCATAAACCATATCAGCGGTGATTCCCTGTAGCGGGTAGCGTGCCAGCACCTGTGAGGGAAGAAGGGAATCGAACAGGCTCAGCTGATAACTGACCTCATTCCTGGAAAGCGCAAGCAGTTCCCCTTCTAGCCCGGACTGCATCGAAGCGACAGCCTGATGGTTAAGTTCGCGTACGCTGCCGAGCAAGCTTTCCAGACGTGTAACCGTGAAGCTATCAGCCGGGAGCCGATCCAGTGCATCCAGCAGGCGGGCAGACAGTTCTGCGTCTGTCTCGTTGAGCAGCTTCACCATTCGGTTAGCCACGCCCGTCGCATAGCGGCTAATCCAGACGGAATGGGTAATGGCCTCATCCCGCAAACTTTCGTTGACTGTTGCCATATCAGCCCCCGGTCAATGAGGGCGCCTGATTGCGGAGCGCATCAATCACATCATCCGGGCTGTCTGCCGGGTTGATGAGGTCGAGTTTCTGAAGCGCCCGAATCATGTCAGTATCGCGCAGTGCGCCGGACTGCCATGCATTAACAATCGCGGTAACCATCCCGGATTCGGCAACCTTCGCGATAAATTCCTGGTTGATGGTGTAGCTCGTCGATTCGTCCTTAATTCCGAGGTACTTCGCACACCAGCCCAGCGCCAGCGTGTAAGCCTCGGAAACGTTTGAAACGCAGATACCCAGCACTGATGTTGATGCGCTCTGTTCACCGCTTGCCTGCGTTGCAGTCTTCGCCGTGGCGTTCTGCTCAATTAACCTGGCGCCCAACTGCACCATGTAATCGCGTTTGCTGTCCATGGCCTCTTTAGCCAGCATGTTCGGCTGCGCCTGGGCATAGCCAAACGAGCCATCTTTGGGAAGCATTAGCGGTGAACGGGAACCAATTTTTACTCCGGTCTTCTCAAGGTGATCTCGCCAGTTGGTATCAAGCCCAGTCATATACGGCTGCACCTGACCACAGAACCACACGCTGTCCTCATAGTCAGCGCTGTTTCGATAATGGCCATGGTTTATCTCCACCAGCGCGGCCAGCGGTGAATCATCGATAGTGGGATCGTTGTTCTGAGCACCGACAAAGGTGAACGGGATTTCGTCCCAGTAGTCCTTCCCTTTCGGCTTAGGGTGGTATTCACTGTCAACGCTGTAGGTTCCGCTTGCGGTGCCACCTGCCCGGCGCCATACACGGCAGATAAACTTCCCTTCTTCCAGCGCCAGCTCGCGGTACTGAATTTCGTCCTTGTAAGCGTAACCATCCGGCTCTTCTACGCATTCGCGCAGGACCACCAGTACCAGCTGATCGCGTCCGTTAATTCGCTTTGTTCGCCAGTTGATGATGTTCTCTGCCGGATAGCGGAGAATGATCGCTTCGTCTGATGCCTCTGCATAGTCAACGTAAAGCCCATCACGCGCCACCTCCAGCACGTTCTCAACCACCAGCTGCGACTGCTGATAAATGCTGGTACCCGCCCCGTCAGCATTATCCAGCAGGTATTTCAGCTTCTCCGGGCCGTTAAACGTTGGGTCTTTGCGATACGCCATGCCAAGCATGCCGATCTTCGTATTGCCGGCAATGGCGTAAAATACAGCGCGGCGCAGATAGTCCTCGTTGCGCTTACGGTTGCGCGTGGATTTATCGGTTGGATCGAGATAAGGCAAGTACTTATTGCCCGCCGCTTTTACGGCCTCAGCGCCTTTGCAAAAGTCTCTGTATTTCCGCCAGGCAGCAGAAGCCGCCCGGTGTTCTGGTCGAACCCAGGTGATGTCGTCGTTTGCCATATCAGAAAGTGGTGTCCATGGTGATTGAGTATGCCGGTTTCACGATGGGGTAATCCTTCACAATGAAGTACCCACCAGCATCATTGGGGTGATCGTTATCCGCTGATTTATCCGGTTCGCCATTAGCCGCCCAGATTTGCTGCTCGAGGCTCTCGGTGTAGACCGGGCAATTCTGGACGTTGACCAGATAGCGGCGCTCACCGTTGGCGTTGCAGAACATGGCGTTCATTGAGTTAATGCGGTCTTTAACCGGCGGGTTGGCATCATCAACGATGACACTGAAGCCGGCATCGTTAAGCTGGGCAATATCCGTCTTGCTGGCGTTCTGCGATTTGCGGGAGTCGCCTGACGCATCCGGGTAGATGTAAATCTCCCGGCTCTTCACATAACGCCCATCCTCATATCGCCAGAACTCTTCCTGGATACGCTTAATCATCGCCGGCGTGTCGTAGACTTTCACCAGTTCGCGAACCGCGCGCGGTAGCCCGTTACGCTTTACGTGAACAATCGCGGCCATTTTCCCTACGTTGAAGTCCATACCGATAAACAACGGATCCCCATCCTGAATCTCGTCAGAACAGTTGTTCAGTTTACGGTTAAAGGTGTGGTAAATGGTCCCACTGTTGAGGTTGGTGAACTTCCCGCGCAGGTATGCCTGAATCAGTTCATCAGGATAAGAACTCAGCAGCGAGGAAATGTAATCCGGGGGCAGGTTCTTCGCGTTGTCGAACGTGCTGGCCTGAATCAGCCCATACAGAGCAGAAAGCTCAGGCTTTTCGCGGACCGCCTTCACGAACTGCTGGTAGACGAACTTGAAGCCCTCCGGCGTAGTCGTTACATCGATGCCGTTACGCAACCCGTCGACTTTGTAACGCATACGGGCGATGATTTTTCGCCAGGCCTGCTGCGCTTTGGCAGCCGCCATGACGTCCAGTTCATCCACCATCGCATTACCGATTTTGAAACCAACTATCGAGCCTGGCTTCTCCATTGAGCGGCAGATTGTGGTTCCGCGGTATCGTCGCCCCTCGTAGAAGTGAACCTCTTTGTTCCCCTCATTGATTATGACGCTCAGCCCCCAGTCAAAGGCCACTTCCTCAATCGTCGGGTAGAAGATGTCACGGATCTGCGGGTACGTCGGCGCGAAATAACCCTGGTTGATTTTAGGGTGCTCCCACATCCCCTTACAGATGCCGCCACAACCCACCCACGTCTTACCGGAACCGAACCCGGCAACGTAGGCTTTGAATTTGTGCTGCATCGCGAGGAAACGCGCCTGAGGAATGTTAAGTGTCGGGCTGATCCCCATCTTACGCCCTCGCGTCCACTACGTTGATATTGATCTGAACTGGGGTCGGTTCGTCACCATCACCATCACCGGCCAGCTCTTTGCGGAGTTTCTCAACCTCCAGCTGCCGGCGGTCGATTTCGATCTGCTGGAGACGCTGAGCGAACTCGCTATCCGCCAGGCCAAGCCGTTTCATTACGGCTTCGAACATACGCTCACGGCTGATAGCGGTTATCTCGACGCCGTTCTTTCCGACCTTTACGCCGGAGTAAGCGAGTCGCGAGACTGGCGAGAGTTTACGCGTATCAGCGAAGTAAGGCTGGCCGATACCATCGCCGTTACAGCGTGGGCAGGCAGGGTTAGGCTCACGATTATGGTCATAGCCATAGCCACCAACATCAGCGGGCTCGCGACTTTTCCGCTCAAGCGCTTCGAGTCGTTTCTCTTCGAACTCCACCATATCGCGCCACTGGTACTGGTGACCGAATCCCCAGCAGTAACGACACGCGCCGCGGCGATACTGCGATAGCTGGTTTGCATCGAAGGTGGCAAGCTGCCACATCTGCGCGAGGACTTCATCGGCACCGCCAAGCGTGCGCGCAATGGAGGCTTTCTGCTGTTGTGCAATAGCCTGGGCAACTGAAGTTTTCTGAAGGAGTTGATAACCAATTTGTTCAGCGGATTTTTTGCTGTAACCCGCCCTGATAGCTGCTTGTGTGGCGTTACCATCCTTTAGGTATTCCGCAACAAATAAGCGTTGCTGAGCAGTAAGTCCATCATCATCCATCAGCTCATTTGCGCTTTGTTCTTTCTGCGCAATGCGCACTTTTTTCTGCGCAGATTTTTGCGCAGTTTGCGCAGAAGTTTTTTTGATATATCGACGGGCGGTAGCGTAGTTCAGTCCCTGCGCTTCACACCATTCCTTTGGTGATACGCCGGTTGCGGCATGTTCGGACAGGAACCGTTGCTGAAGCTCTCCCCAGTCCGGTTTTGCCATTATTCACTCCAATAAAAAAAGCCACCAGCGAGTGCCAGTGGCTTGAATGTGGTAATCAGAAATGGGTTCGAACCGTTGGGACAAACAATATTAAGCGCTCACCCGCTGGATTAAAGTAGCATCACGCTTCGTCTGGCCGATATGAACTCCTGTATCACTCTACTGACGTATAGAACCAAGCATGCCCCATCCTACTGCTACGCGCCAGTCTCGCTGCTTTCAACCAATCAGAGCATCATAAGCCTCGATAATTTCTTTCCTGCTCACGTATCTGTCGGCTGCCACCAATATGGCTCCACTTTCGCCTTTCAGAAAAGTTGAAAAAAAAATCACCACATCCAAACACCTCACCTCATCATTAGCATACAGATAAAGAATCTTGCTCCGATAACTTCGAATTTTCAGCAACTTAGCAGGCTCATCATCAGCAAAAATCAATAGCTGTGCCATAAAATCTCCTTCTACACATAATTCCTTACAAGAGAAGATTGTTAGTCCCATGAACACTCAATCACATTGACGAATCTTTTGCCTGTGATTTACGTTACCTTTAATATCCCAAAAGTCTTTTTTAACTCATACACCTGAATTCAATTCTGAAAGAAGTGAAAATGGCAGCAAACAAATCACCAGGAGTTTAAGTTTATTTAATTAGTTATAGTGCAGAATGCTTAACCCTGTATATAGAGTTCGCTTCTTCGCACTTTTCTTTCAAGTATATGAACCGGGTGGATACTTCACTGTTTGAGCAGTTCGTCACAATGCAGTAACCCTCTACCCACGCCTTTTCATCCTTTTCGGCAAACAAACTTTCGAAAATGGCAACCCAAGTGCTGTTAGGCATGCGTTCCAGTTCAAAATACTTCATTGTCCCTCCCTCACGAAGGGTTCTGTACTCATCCAATCCTAAGATTTTCATACTGCATCTCACGGTCTTTTTAATGTTATGATTTCTAGCATCATATCCAGGCTTTTCCTACCCCAAAATCCATGGGACTCTGCATTTTATCATCATTAGCAACCAGCAGATGAGCTTTGTAATAGATGAAGAATGCGCATAAGAAAGCCATAGCTATTCATGTGACATGCCTGTCCTCAGTATTGGATTTAGGTTACCTTCTGGATAAAAACTTACCCATCAACATTAAAAATACAACGATTCCAACAGGCACTCCAACAATAGGTGTAGCGAACGCGCTTACTCCCACGGCGGCAACCATACCTCCCAAAGTACTAAACATGATGGGTATGATTAACATAATGATAGCCTGGGGTATTCCTGCCTTCCAGAGGAGTAACACCATAATGACAACAAAGAACACCATGAGAAAAGGCATTGTTTGCCCCCTTAATTAAACACACTCTCTATATAACGACCATTTGGAAAATTTATTTAGTTATCTTTCAATTAAGGCCTACTTGCAGTTCGCCTGCCACGCTTTGTTATGCGCCAGGATGTCGCGCTTCGTCTGCCTGTCCAGTACATCCCAGTCGTGCGCTGTGCAGTAGATGGGTTTAACCCAGTCGCAAGACGTATCGGCTACCTCAACCCTTACGGGTCCAGTTGTCCCGCAGCTCGCGATCAACATCGTCGTCAGACATATGGTTAACAGTCTGCTGTACATTGCTGGCCTCTTTCGTTGCTTCTACCCGGCGTTCGGCTGCTGCGACCGTTGCCGCTGCGTTATCTTTGGTGCGCTGCTGGTCGGCTTTCGCTTCAGCTTTGCTGGTGCCGCGAATATGGCCCAGGCCAAAAGCGCCTGCAATGGCGGAAATCACCAGTGCGGCCAGCCCGATTATCGTTTCGATACCCACTCTCACCTCACACCAAAACTGATTTCGCCAGATTAAACAGCGCACGGCGTTTATCCAGCCCGTTGCGGCCGCCATTGATTAACAGTGTCACGCGCTCAATGTCGCCGGAATGAAGAAGGCAACCGCGGGAGGCATAGAACCATGCGGCAGAGCGCGCGGCGTATTCATCCTTTTCAAGCAGCTCCGGATGAGTAACAAGGTCCAGTTTCAACGCCTGGCCACAACTGCGATAGTTGCTCAGGCCGGTAATCTGTTTCAGCCCACGACCGCGATATTTCCAGCCATCACCAGCGACCTGATTGCCAAGGTGTTCTTTTCCCCACTCACCGCCGTAAACCAGATTAGCGATCGCTTTCTGATTAGCCGAGTGCTCTGCCGTTCTGCCTAGTGCGGCGGCCTGCTGTGGAGTGATGCGGCGGCTGCCGAACGTCGGCACTAAGTTTTCTGCCGGATAATTAAGATTTTCCACCACACGGGTAAATCTGGAGCTTTCATGCCCCATCTGGGCAATAAACATGGCCTGGTCAAGCGGTGCGGTGATGCCGTATTCCTTCATGGCGGCGTCGATATGCGGAAACCAGCGCGCAGCTAATCCGGCGCTGATACCAGCCGCCTTCTGAAATTGTGATTGGTTCATTAGTACCTCAGATGATCAACCAGACGTGCAACGTTGCCTTTGACGGCCACCAGCACGGAAAGGAATATGATATTGGCCGCAATGGTGGCCCATGATGAATGCGGGTAGATCCCACACAGGTACGCCAGCGGTACAGCGCTGTAAGTGACGGTAATCAGCCAGGCTAAACGCGAAATCCATGGCCGATGCCGCGAATCACCACGGCGATAAAACATCAGAGTAATCACAACTCCGGCGCAGAGCAGCGCGTTGATAGTTGCTGTTGGGTCATTTAGTGCCACCTGAACCTCCCCGGCGCGTTATCAGCGCCACCAGCGAGCCGATGTCCTGCTTGTTCAGGAACGTAAGGATTTGAACGGCTAACGCAGAAGCTATTACGGCACCGATAGCATCCAGAGGCTTCTCGGTGTACCCCGTCCAGGATGTGAGTTTTGAACCCAACAGCCCCGAACAAAGAATGCCGACGATATACGACACGAAGAAGTATGCCAGGCGACGTAACACACTCAGGTCAGCCGCTGTCGCTATGTAGAATACTGCGCCTGCAAATGCTCCAAAAACAACACCGTAATCAGTTCCGGTCAATAGACCGTAAACACTGGCTCCAGTCAAAGCTAAACCGGCCAGCCCTGTGCCGGAAAATGGATCGGACATAGGTCTCCCCTCATATAGCTGTGTATCCTCTCAGTAATGAGGGGAATAAAAAAAGCCCGCACGGGAGCGGGCAACGAATGCAGATATTTATTTTTTTCAATTTCAGAACGAAGATTATCGGCAGTATTGGGAAAGACTTTAGACAATAAAAACCCGGCGCGGTGGCCGGGCAGAAAGTTTATAATTCTGGCTTCATACGGCCAAAAACTTTTTCAATGCCGGCCTCATACTCCTCTTTGTTGTCGCTCATTGCTGCAACGCCAAGAAGTTTGCCGATGTGTTGTCGTAAGGCCTTGACGCCAATTTCAGAAAGGAAGAGGTGTAACTTATCTGATTGCTTTCCATTCTCATCCTTACTGGCGCGAATTTGCTCTAATATCTTCCCCTTACTCTTAGCCAGTGGGACGTAAATTTGCATATTAGTCAACTGTCCAAAGCGGATCGGCCTGCCTTTTTCCGGACGATTAAGTCCATATAACCGATACCATTCCTCATACAACTCGTCGGGAAACTCTTTCTCATATTGGCGGGCTTCCTCTCGTACAAATGCCTTAAAAGCATCGATTACCTCTTGAACTTCAGGTCGATAACCGGCCAATGCATAGGCTACGCCTTTTATACCTGATTTAGCGGAAGCATTTATTAGTTTTTGAGCTGTATCGGCAGCAGGGATTCTAGACGGTGGCAGAGCATCGGCACTTTTTGCATCTATCAGCGCCTTTCCGATATCAACGATCACATCAATATCAAACCCATGAGCGTTATTGATGTTTTTGGACTGCCCACTATATTGAAAATTAATAGGATTTTCAATTTTCGCTATTAAACTTGGACCACCAAACTCCTTCATGTAACCAGCGCTTAGTAGTTTATCGACATCCCTTGCGAAGTTGCCGATACCTAAAAGTCGAGCAAGTCCAGCCTTAGTAACTACTGCGGTTTTCGATTCATCACTTAAGACATAACACTCAGCATCTATTCCAAATTCATCTTTGAAATTACCCATATGGGTGGCTTTGTGAATTTTATCCCTCCACCTTGCAGCAGCAGCCTTTTTGGCAATGTCAGAACGCTGCTCTTTAGTAAGAGACTTCGCCCTGGCAACCCCGCCCTTAGCTTTACCCTTTGGATCTTTCTTATCGCCTGACATATGCAAGCACCTTTCTGTAAAACATGCTTGCATAATAAACAGCAACCAAAACACATAGCAAGCATTTTTCACTATTTTATGCTTGCATAGTCAAGAGCATATAAAAGGCCGACGGATGGTAGCCTTCAGTAAACGAATGTTGTAGTGCTTAATGGTCCACCATCGAGGATTTGAACCTTGAACCACAGAGGTAGAAGCTCCGTGCACTGTCCAGTGGAAAAAAAAGACCAGCATTGGGTTGCTGGTCATGGGTCATGCAGTTGTCTCTGCGAAGCGGGTGTCTCCCCACCCAGTATTTTCAGTATCGAGAGCATTATCGAATGCCACTTTAACTATAGCATCGCGGTAAAAAATCGCTTTGCCATATTCCTATGGCTCACACTCGGAAGGTTCTGTGACCCATCGTGTAACTCATGACGCGGATATGGCAAAGGCACGCCGGATCACGACCAGAAATTTTAATTAAATAGCTTGCGAATGGTGCCGATAACCTGATCACCAAATGATGATGTGTCATCTTTAAGCGTACCAGTCATAAATGGATAACGAGGAAAACCATTAATGCATAAAAAATTGAAGTTAGCAGGAGCATTTTTATTAGCTATTTCTTCTCTTCCTGCATACACAGCTGACAAAATTGACGGTTGGATCTTTCTGACAAATACAAACAATTTCAACTTCTATGGTAAGGAACGTTCATTGACTGAAAACAAAGGTATTCGGTCAATAATCATACAAGAAGTTCCAATTTCCAAGAACTCCAGTGCGAAAATTCTCTACTCTCATTTCACCATTCCTTCTAAAGCATGCAAAAATGAGTTTGGTGAAATAACAATGTATGAAATGAGCGGAAAAGTTGCTGGAAAATATGATTATGTTAAAGGTGGCTCAAGTGCAGCCGCTTACATAGCTGATCTTGTCTGTGGAAATTAATGAATTAGCTACAAAAACCCGCACTAAAGCGGGTTTAATTTCATTTGGTCGCAATAATCAACTGTGGAAATCATACAGGACATTTTTATGCAAAGTCAACCCTAACATGCAAAAATGCGTCGTCATTTGCTTCGATCATATTATTAAGTTGTTGCCTTCTCGAATTCGACAGCCGCTTGACATTCCCACTTGCGCAGCGTGTCCACAAGCATTTCAAAGAGTGGTTTCCAGTTACGCGACCATGATGACTGATGAAGGTCAGGGAGTCGCTTCAGAATGACGCGATATACCGTCGCCGAGGAGATAGCAGAGAAGCCAATACCAGAGCAACGTTCACACGTTTTGAAAACTGGTACGCCACGTTCCTTCGTTGCTTTACGGTCCACCACTTCACCTATGCCGCCGCAACGACAACGGGCGCTTATCGTTCCCTTGCCTTCGCAAACATCACAGACCGCCGGTACAACCTCTGTTACCTCTGTCCACAGCTCCCAGTCAGACGGACGAACGGCACGGGAGCGGCTGGCCCAGTATGGCGCTTTACCCCAAGGGTACGAAACCTTGCGGGTGACCTGCTCTTTAGTGGTCCGGCCGGTACCACAACAGCTGTGACATATCACGCTGGTAGCCGCCGAACAGGAATACTCCGCGAAAGCAAACTGCGCCAGCGTCAACATGCAGGCTCCGAGCTTATCGCCAGCGGCTTTGCGGACATTTTTAGGGGCGTTTTTAATGGCAAACTGCGCCAGCGCCTGAACTGCGAGTTGTTCATCTGTTTTGCTAATGCCGGCTTTGCCGAAGAAAGCAGCCAGGCCGAAGCGCGCACGGCTGCTGGTGGTGCCAATGGCCGCCATAACATCAGTGCCGGTGAGACGATCCGGAGAGGTTCCCTTTACATCTTCGCTGATATGCATTCCCTGAGGACTAAAATGTTTAAGTGCTGCTTCCAGTTTCATGTGCCCCTCTGCTTTGATTCAATTCTGATGTAATTACGGAAGATGCGGTAATCCACCAGCACCGATCCCCGGTAGCGGTAAATCCGAAGGCGCTGCCAGCGCGCGCGGAGTATTTCAAGCGTTTCTGGCTTCATCTGGCCTCCTCGATGATGATTTGCCCGGTTTCTCCCCAGATTTTGGTAACCCGTCCGTCCCAGACATGGCTATCTTCGTCAAACACTGCATCCAGCAGAGCTTTTTCCAGATTGTCTTTGTCAGGCTTTTGTTGATGAGGACGGCCGACATATTGCGCCCGCTTTGTCCTACTCCAGCTCTTTGGCATGGGGATAACGAACGTGACGTGATATCCGGACTCTGGCAGGTGGATGCCCAGCAACCGGACCTGTTCTTTGTACGCCCAGTACACTGCTGTTGCTGGCCGTTTATGCCATCGGTCGCGCTGAGTCATTCGGGGTTTGCCAATCGGCGTAATTTCGTAAATTTTCATGCGGGCACCACCAGCCCGCGGCGGGCAACTTCAATCACTGTCAGAACAATCGCGCGGTCCATAAGTTGCCGACGCTCGTCCCGGTTCAGCTTATTCCCGTTATCAATGCTGTCATGACAGCAAACGCAGAGCGCAGCTGTCGCACAGTCATCGGTTTTTAATCCCATGCCTTTCCCTTCGTTTCGGTGTGCCACCTGCGTCCCCCATGCTCCACAAAGAACACAACGCTCGATCTGCCCGACGGCGGCGAGCCATTTTTTGCTGCGATAAATAGCCATGCTCACCCCCATATCCGGTTTTGCCACCGGCGATTTATACGCGGTGGTTTACTGCCTTCAGGCAGCCGGGCGCTGACGGTCCAGGTGAGATAATCTGAGTTCAGGTTGCGCTCTACCTTCACGCCGCGGCGTTGGTATTCCGCCATGAGTTCTTCGGCCTGCTGGGTTGTGCAATCGGTATGATGGAACCAGGTCTTCTTCATACCCGTCACCCCGCGAAGCTCATGAGTTGCGCAGCGGCATTCTCCGCCTCGCGCTGGTCCCTGAATGCTTTGGATAATATCCAGCGCCAGAGGACATCAAGCGCGGCCTTGTACAGCTGCTGGAACTCAATTTCGTCCATGTTGGCGAATGAAATACTGCGTGGGTGCTTCTGAAGTGTGCCATCCGGAAGTTTGATAGCGTCGTAATGCCCGGCCTGAATAGTCACCCAGGCGCGGTATGCATCGAAGGATTTACAGAGGCTGATCCCGTTTGTTACGCGGCGGCTCGCAACCTGCTCAAGATAGTGCTCAGCGGCATCGAGCAGTGCGCCTTCGTTTCCGCCATAGGTAGCCAGGAATTTAGCGTAGCCGGTAACCAGCTTGCGCTCGTTGGAGGAGATTGCGCCGCCGGTAGGCTCCCAGTATTCGAAGCCCAGATTCAGCAGAGCGAAGAAGCGGCGATGAAAGGCAGGATTGCGTACCTGTTTGAAGTCGGCCACCAGCACGGCGCCGAGCTTGATTTTTGATTGCAGCAAATCGCTGGTCTCCGGCGTAGCCGGGATCAGGATCCCTGAGGACTGCTTAATGAGTTGTAACTGCGCCATGGTGTTCACTCCGTGGCGCATCGCGGTCAGGTTGCTGGTTGTTCAGGCCAGCTCAAGAATTATGATTGCGTACGTAGTGACAAGTCAATTTTTAGAAGCCATTTCCCTTACAACTTCCATAATGGTTTCTTTGGACCAGTAACGATCATCCCTACTTAGTTTTCTGTGAGTTATGCAGCTATCTTTGGTGGAAATTATATAGCGCTCTTCCGCCCCCAACTTGAAGGACAGCAACTCCCTTCCTTTCCCATCGGTTATGGTCACTCGCAGATCTGACTGAACTACACCCTCCACGGAATCCCCCTGAGCGACATACAGACGCGATTAGAAATTGTCGGCAGCAGCATCAAAGGGATTCGCAAATTGCGGTATTCTGAAAATGCGCGCTACCCCTGTGTACACCCTTAATAGAACCAGTCGTCTGCACTTTCCCAGGTTTCCTGAAGGATCCCTTCAACCGTCTTCTTCGCTTCCTTTGCCCCACCATAAACGCTTAACCCATCCGAACCAGCACGACGAACAACCAGACTGCAATCCTCGAACTGATTTCGGAGCCGTTTCAGCAGTTCTTTTTCCAGCGCTGGCATTGCTCCATCTGGAAGTTTCTTCGTGCGATCAATGGTTAATTCAACTTTCATGATTCCCTCCAGAAGAGTTAACTGTACAAATATACAGTGTCATTATTACCCCCAGATTTAAAGATTGCAACGCTTTAATAGCACTTTTTGCTAATCCCAAAGCATTCTTTTGCTCAAAAAAAACCCGCCTAAGCGGGTTCATAGTCTAGAAGAAACAAGCATTATTCAGGTAAGTTAAATGCCAAAACGCCTTGTTCGTGGACATTTGTAAGAGCTGGTGCAGTTGTCTGGAAATGATGTAAAAAGTATTTCGCTTCTATTGAATCTTCATGTGGAGTGACTAAATCGACGACATTTGGATACAACGCTATGGCTGCGTTCAAAGAAAGAGGAACGTAATTTATGAAAATATGTTGCTTACCCAAACCAGCCTCTGAAGCAGCGCTTTCAAAACTATCGGCATTTAAATATTTTCTAATTCTCTCTCTAACCTCTGGTCTTAAGTGTGATTCTTTACGAGGAAGAGTGAGCATCTCATCGATGTCTGCCCAAGAAACGGGTACGTCAAAACAATCCCCTCCTGCTTCTTCAGGAGGGGAAGGAAAGTCGACATAAAAATAATTTTTTACAGTAGTCGGAGGAAAAGCATTTAAACGATGATGGTTGAACAACGTTCTGATTTTATTAGCCTTGTTATGATGACGAGCATTCCTAATTACTAATATAGTTAGCAGTTCGGGACATGTATACCAGTCAAAATTTACACCTCGCTGTATCATATTATCGTACATGCTATGAAAAGCTTGAAGTTGAGTATTAATCCCTGCTTCTAAATTACCTATTGCTTCAGCTCGATCAACATGAAGTAATCTGCTAAAGGAAAAATGTGATTCTAAAAGCACTCTAAATGACTGAGCCAGATCTTCAAACGAATGCGTCAACATGAACAACTCCTAACTCAATGAAGAAAAATAAAAGGATAGATAACAATCACTACCTTGGAATTATACTTCATCAAAACAAATGCTTTATAAACAATTAGATAACATAAAAAAAGTGAAACTAGCCTTAAGGCTTCCATGCCCTATTTTATCCCTAATTGACACTGTTAGCATTAGTTAAGCAGCTATTTCGCCAAGGTTACAAATTTCCGGAAGATTTGCCCTTACCAGCGCCTCAGCGAATGGCGGAGGAACTGCATTTCCACAACGTGCCACCTGCTTATCCTTCGCGTACTTCACGCCCCGGAAATCCTGGTCGATGATGTACCACTCCGGGAAGCCCTGCGCCCGGTATAGCTCATGCGGTTGCAGCATGCGCATGCCAATATCGACTATGCGATAAACCACCCCATCCAGCGTCACCAGGCCAGTGCTGTCCGGGCCACAATATTCGCGCAGGAACTCCAGCGCCTGCTGCGCGCGCTGCTCGTCGTATCCGTCTACGGCCAGCATGGTTTTCACCTCTCCCACATGCGTGCCACCAGCGGTAATGGTCGGAATTGGCTGGTCGGTGCGCTGTCCGTCCCGGCAGGTTCCTCGCAGCTTCACCAGATGAGAGGTTACCGCAGCATGGTGATCGACGGTTGTCACAGAGTGCATCGGCTCGTCCTTGCCCACACCAGCGCCCTGGTAATTCCCGCCGTAGTGCTTCGCCAGGAACGCGCTCACAGTGGCGAATTTATTGCCGCCTGCCGTAACGGTACCAAGCGGATTATCCAGTTGCAGCACGCGCGGCTCCTGCCCCGCGCGTTCGCCATAGCCCATCTGAATGAGCGTAGGCATCACCAGCTGCGATTTGCCGCCGCCACCAGCGGTGATTGTCGCGCTGGGTTCGTCTGCCCGATGTCCTGTACTGGCGCCGAACTGCCGGGCGATAAGCGGGGCAACAACGCACGCCCGTGACTGTTTCAGGATTGTATGCGCAGGCTTTTCCAGCGGGCGCTGCTTTGCCTGATATTCACTGCCGCCGTTACCAGCAAGGAAAGGTGTAAGTGCGGCTTCTACCATGCCAAGTGCATGCCCGTTGCCGCCCGGACGCTTCGATGTACCTGCGGTGATCGTCGGTACCGGTTCAGTTACTTCCTGCCCGGTGGCGCCCGTGCGGAACTTCGTCAGGTGCGGTACTGCGATTGCGTAGCCGTGTTTTTTTGTGATGGTCTGCAAAGGCTCATTCAGGCTCTGTCCTCTGAAGCAGTCATAACCCGAACGGGTGCTGGTGTGGTTACACTTCACGATGAACGGCGTCGGATTGCCCAGGACGAAACGCTGAATTCCCCGGGCGATCCGCTTCAGAGTATTTTCTGCCAGCGGCTTTTTACGGCCAAAAATAGACGGCGCGGCAATCGACCAATCGATGCATTCAGCAGCTGTTCGCCATGGTGCCAGCTTACCAGCATGAACTGCTGGAGATTTCGGATCCGCGTGGGTTACTTCCGGCCAGGTCACAGGCATGCCGTCGCAGCGCATCACCATGAAGAACCGCTTCCGGATGGTCGGTGCACCAAAGTCACAGGCGCGCAGTTCGCGGTAATCGACTGCATAACCCAGCCCGGCCACCAGCTGCTGCGCCTGCATGCCGTCGGCGGCAATGCCCAGGAACTCGCAGCACTCCACCAGCGCCGGATGCCCGGCGGGGATACCTCCGGACAACATGCCGCAGAACGCTTCAAAGGTTTCGCCTGCGCGTTCCGGGTCCGGGCGCTGCCCACCATCAGCCGATACGATGAGCGGACCCCACGTTTTGAACTCCTCCACGTTCTCCAGCATCATCACGCGCGGTCGCACCGCCAGCGCCCAACGAATGACGATCCACGCCAGACCGCGAATCTCTTTCTCCACCGGCTTCGAGCCTTTGGCTTTCGAGAAGTGGCGACAGTCCGGGGAGAACCACGCCAGCCCCACCGGGCGGCCAGCGGTCGCCAGCTGAGGGTTTACGTCAAACACGGATTCGCAATAGTGCAGCGTATCGGGGTGGTTGGTGGTGTGCATCGCAACGGCGTTCGGGTCGTGGTTGATCGCAATATCCACACTGCGCCCGATAGCCATTTCAATGCCTGTGCTCGCCCCGCCGCCGCCGGCAAAGTTATCGACAATAATTTCTCTCACGCGTATTCCTCCATGGCGGCAGCCAGCGAACGGGCAGCAACGACAATCGACTGTACCGGCATTTTCTCAAGCCACATCCGGTTGATGTGATGTTTCAGGCAACGCTGGTGGTGTTCCGGGAGATCCCCGGCATTTTCAATCTGGCTGTAGACCATTCCTACTTCGGCAGGCCAGACGGTTTCCGGTACGGCCACCAGCAGGAGGTTTTCCAGCTCGATAATTCGTTTCGTGGCGTACTGCAATTGCGGGTCAAAGTTATTTTGTGGCTCACCGTCTTTAACAAAGGATATCCAGTGGGTTTTGTCATTTTTCCCGGTACGCTGACCGATGATTGGTTTTACATCCGTCAGAGCCAGAACCTGGCTAACTGGAATCTGGGTTTCGTTCCATTTGAAAATGAGTACACCGTGTGGCCGCAATACTCGGAACGCCTCTTTGAAACCGGCGCGCAGGTCAGAACGCCACGTTTTTTTGTTCAATCGCCCGTATTTTTTACCCATCCAGGCAGCTTCACCAACTCGTTCAAGATGAGGGGGGTCAAACACCACTACGGGGAAAGTGTTTTCAGCAAACGGCAGCGCGCGGAAGTCAGCAATCACATCAGGGCTGATTACCAGACGCCGCCCATCACAGAGGCAGTGTTCCTCGGCGCGGATATCACTGAATACAGCTCGCTCATCCTGCTTATCGAACCAGAACATACGTGAACCGCAGCATATATCGAGGATTGTTTGCTCTGACATGCTCACTCTCCTTTACCGGCTGCGGCGTATCTGACGCCAGCAGATACCAGGGCCGACAATACATCTTCGCGAGAAAACCACTCCCCGTTAGGGGAAGGAGTAGGACACATGTCTACCTCGTAACGCTCAGGCAGTTTCACCATCCTCGCTTCAAGCTCAACCACTCGCTTCTCGAGAGCATCTTTCTCGCGTGTTAATCGCTCAACGGTAAGCGGAGGAAATCCGCTTTCACCTGCTAACAGCCTCGATTCAAGATGTTCAATGTATTCCTTCAGCACGTCGGCGCGGTGTTTTCCCCAGGGCTTAATAACGTCAAAACGTTTATCGGCCTGCATCCAATCTGTCTTTTCGCTGTATTCCATGAATGCCGTGCGGAAGGATTCAAGCTTCCTGCGAAGACCGTCCCCACATTCATGATTCCCGCTGCGCCCCCTCTCAAAGGAGAATCCGCAGTCACAATAAAAAACGTTGTCATTCTCGGTAATCATGCTGCCGCCCTGTTGTGTGAAAAACGTTTCAGGTCAAAGTCGATAGTTGCCCGCTGGTCACGGAAAATTCCGCAGCGCCCGTGGCGAACTAGACCACCCTGCTCCACCGCTACGCGGAGATATTTATCCGCTGTGGTCCGGTGAAGGCCGAACATCGCAACGACGTCATTCGTGGTGATGCGCCCCTGCTCCTTCACCAGTTCGATAATTCGGTTGATGATCAGGGCGCGTTCTCTGTCGGTTTTCTTTCTGGCCATCGGTTATTCCCTCCCTGTCAGCTGCTGCACGAGATTTCTGTGGCGACCAATAACACGAACCGCGTCACGCAGTTTGGTCAGCTGCTCCAGCTTGTTTCTGGTGCGGCGGATTTCGCGAGAAATGTCCCGCACCGCTGGTACCGCTTCGACTGCGGCGCGCCCTTCGGTGAACGAGGGGATTTCTCTCACGATCTGTTCGACTGGTTTTGCTTCTTCCGGCGCGGCAGGTGCCTCCGGTACCGGTTCTTGCTTAACGGGTTCTGGAACAACAGCAAGGGACCAGGTAACGCCTTTGCCCTTCCCGTTCTTCACCACAACGCCTTGGCGCTCCAGCGCGCGAAGAACAGAGACCATTCCGCGGGCATTGCGATTGACGGCCGCAGCCAGCGAAACTGTCGTCATTGCGCCCTGCTCACGCAGCTGCTGTCGGACGACATCAGGATCAACGGGTTCCGGCTCCTCACCTTTCAGACGCGGGGACGGATTCATAGGAGCCTTTGGCGTTGACTGCTGAGGCTGACCTGTCACGGTACCGAGGAACCAGCCGCCATCGCCAAAATCGCATAACCCCTGATCACGCTGCTCACGTAACATGGTGAGCGCATCAACCGGGTCGATTTCAAGACGGTCAGCAACTTCGCGGTATGTCGCCCGCCCCATTTTTTCCAGTGCCTGAATTACGGTTTCCATGTGATTTCCTCTCAAATCAGTCCAGCGTCTTTCCGCTGTTTGTATTTCGCCATCAGCACCTGCGCCGGAGTCGGGCCTCGATCCTGAGCTGGTGCGGTTAGTGCCCGGCGTACTGGTGGGACAGGCTTTCCATCAAGAACACGAATTTCCCAGTCGTGGAGTAGATCACCAGCAACACGAACAAGTTCTTTCTCGCTGAGCTGGCCGTCAGTACCGCGTCTGCGCAGTTCAAGGCAGATGTGATAGAGCACGGGCTGGCTCCACGGATATTGCTCACTGGTCGGGTAGCGAAATACCAGCTTTCGCCAGCGCCAGTATTCGGACATGACATCGTCAACGGTGATACCCAGGGCGCCATGACCTTCCCGGCACCATGCGATGAACTGACCTGGCGACGGCAGGAACGGGCGTTCCTTGCGACGTGCAATGCGCAGCCCGGCGTTCACTTGTTCCATGGTGGTGATCCCGTTTTCACGAAATGCCAGAGCCCACTGGCGGCGCAGTTCGTCAAACTCAGACTGGTCGCTGAAGCTATGCACGCTGGCCGGGAATGCTGCACGCAAGGCGCTAAACAGCGCGTTGAAGATTTCAGCGGTCTGCTCGGCGGGCGTGTCCTGCGCATCCGGCAATTCAGGTATGCCGCGTGCTATGCGAGCAAAATTTTCACGGTCTATGCTGACCATATGCTCAGAAAGACTCTTCATCGAACACCCCGTTAATCCAGTCTGTGTTGTTGAAATCGACCTTGCCCTTCGCAGTGGTTTTCGTTGGCTGTCCAGCGCTGCGCAGGCGCTTGGTAGTTAGGTCGTCCCACTTCCTGCGCAGGCTTGACGGGCTCAGGATGTTGTCTTTCCAGAAATCATCCTTGTTGGCCCACTTGAACAGATCGCATATCTCGAAATGCGTATGTTTGTCCTGGACGCGCATCAGGCGGATTGTGTTAGCCCATTCGACCCATTTCGGTTCGCTCAGGCTGGCATTGACGGTCAGGCGCAGAGAATGAATCCAGCGAGCAGCTTTGAGATCGTCAGCAGTTCCCCATGATTTACCTGCCGGGGTGTAAATTCCGTCAGCAGCTTCAGGGTGACGAGAGAGGAATTTTTGAGTCGCCTCGTTTCGGGATTCTTCAGAATTCCGAGACGAAGAGATCTTATTATTTATATTGTTGTTATTATATTGTTGTTCATGATGCGCGGGGAATTGCGCGGTCTTATGCGCGGGTAAATGCGCGGCATGACCCTCGCAAGCCGCGCCACTACTGGCTTCGTCATGCGCGGTGAAATGCTCGCCGTTATGCGCGGGGAATTGCGCGGGTAAATCGTCTATTTTTTGAGCGTATTGCTCATAATTTGTGATGGTTATCACAGTGCCTTTTCGCTTCTCTCCAGAACGAGAAATCATTCCTTCGCGCTCGAAAACATCAAGCATCCTGTCCACGGCGTGGCGACTACTCGGCTTCCCTTCCCGGTCGCATAATTTCAGCCCCAAATCGGCCGTTGTGGTTACCAGTTGTCCGGTTTGTAAGGGCCATTGACGGCCTTTAAAGTTCGCCGTGTAGGGCTGACGTGCAGCACCCAAAAGAAGGTTCTCCCACAACGTGCGCAGGAACACATCTTTCGCCCAGGGCTTCTTCAGTACGCTCCGGTACAACGGGATGAATCCGGTCTTCTGGTTCTCCATCCGGTTGCTCCTGATGGCACTACGTGCCGCAAAATCGGCATAAGCGACATTTGACATGCTATGCCCCTTTAGCCTGGTGTTTAGTACATGCGTTTGTCATAATGACCTCGCAATTACGTCCCGTTTTTGCACCCGAAAGCCGTTGGTGCCCCCTCACCGCGGCTTTCACCCTTTCAGAACAGCCCCTGCTGCTTACCGCGCTTGATGCGCTTCGGCTCAAACCGATCTGCCGGCACTGTCTGTTTTTCTGCCCATAACTTCGCGTGACGCAAAACATCATCGAAAATTCTCCCCTTACGACTTGCCTGAGACATTCGCTTGTACATATCGACGGCCTGAAATGCCCCCCTGCGCGACAGCTGCGGTGAAGCCCTGCCGGATAAGTTCTTCGCGAACGTGCTTTTCAATAAATTCGACATGATTCACTGCGCACCTCACATGACGCCCGGGCCCATGACTGCGAGACCACTCAGAACCTGAACAACAGCCTCCCCAGGCAGAAGCGCCAGCAGGTGTTCAATGCCCTCCCTCACCTCTTTCACCAGCTGATGCTGCGGCGCCCTCAAAATCACCGCGCGTTTCGCCTCGCCGATCTCCTTCTCCATCGCTGCATAACGCGTCATAAAGCAGTCCTGAAGTACCAGGCGGCCACGGAACTCAAGCGGTAGAACGGCGATGATCGCGGGCGACAGCTGGCTGATGTTTTTGCGCGCATACTCCGTATCACCATCGAGCCAGCGGAAGAGTTTCTGACGCTTACGGCTCAGGTCTTCGGGAAATTCCAGCCCGGCGCCGCCCTGTCGTTCCCACTCCTCAACGATGATCCCGGCAACGACATCCTGGTTATCCAGTGACGCAGCCCAGGCACGAACGGCGTCTCGGATCTGTTCGTGCTTATCTGCCGCGCCTGGCTGATTGCGATTTATCATCGCAACCGGAGTTAATCCGGTATTTTGTTGATATGAAATGGCATGCATGGTCAAGACTCCTGTTTTGGCAGCCCGTCTGTGGGATTTGGATAAATGTCACTACGTACTTCATGCGGAGTGATTTTCCATCCCAACAACTTGCAAATCGGTAGCACTCGATGCGCGGGAACCTCATGGTTCAGCCACAGACTTACAGCTTGAGAAGTTGTGCCAAGATTCTTGGCGATCTCTGTTTGAGTCATGACATCGCATACTCGCTGTTTAATTGATTTGGTCATATCCAGCCCTCAGTGAATGAAAAATGAGATTACAGCATGAAAATATTATTTTCAATCATGTATGAAAAAAATCTTTGCAATGCACTATGAAAGGCTACCTTGTAGAATGAATGCCATGAAAAAAGCACCTCATGAAGCGTTCGCCTACCGACTTCAGCTCATCAAAGATGAATTCGGCTGGAACATGTCTGATATAGCCAGGAGAGCCATGGTTACTCCCCAGGCAGTTCAGCAATGGGCTAAAGGTGAGTCAGCGCCTCGAGGTGTAAGGTTGAAACGCCTTGCAGCTGCCACAGGTAAACCAGAGCACTGGTTTTTTATGCCGCCTGATGCAGGTGATGATGACCTGAGCATGCATAAACCTCCACGGCAACTGGATGAAAAAGAAATCGCTTTGCTCTCATTATTCAACCAGATGCCTGAAGCTGAAAAGCTTCGCCTCATCGTTCACGCAAAAGCTACTCTTAAAGAGTTAGATCTCCTCAAGGATGACGTTACCAACATCATCCAAAGCATTCAGAAGTAAAAATCACATCTTTTTTTTCATTGCATCCAATAGTTTGGATGCATTGACACACCCTTAATTGAAAATTTATATTTCATTCCGCTTGCTAGATGTAAATAATATTTGTATTGTTATCTCCATCGACAACAAGCGCATCGTTGTCAGGTAATAAACGTTCCGCTGGCCGGCGACAAGGCAAAGAGGATGAGATGATTGATTTTGCACGCAAACCAGCACAGCAGCAGGCCGTTCGCCTCAACTGGATTAAAGTCAGAATCCGCCAGCTTTGTTACTTACTGGCTCAAAAGGGTACTCCGTAATGAACACTTTATTTGCACTGGTTCTGACTGTTATCTCCCTCAACGGTGAATCGCAGGATGTAGTAATCGATGTATATGACAACCAGCAACAGTGCCAGGCAGCTGCTATCGAGCAAAACGTGAATGGTGAGTGCTGGCCTGTAGAGGGAATTATTCGTAACGGCGAGATCCCGGCAAGCCTGTAAGGAGCGGAAATGAAGAAAGAATGCGGATACTGCCGCAAGCCTTTTGAAACGGGGAAAGAAGTTAAACGCACCTTGCTTTATTTTTGTGGCAATAATCTTGCCCGTAAAGAAAAAGAGTATTGCTCAAAACAGTGTGCTGAAAAAGACCAGATGGCACACGAAGCGTAATTAGCAGCCCTGTAATTTGAAAAAAATTCGCCATTTATTTGGCGTGGATTCTTACACCCTGAATAAACCAAAAGGAACATTCTATGGAAATCGTAAAAGTCGAATTAAATCTGAAAGCAATTAACAAAAGCATCGCTTTATTCAACTGCGACAAGAAAGTATCTGGCCTGATTCATACCACTGAAAACGGCGAAACCACCGTCGTACTTGATGGGGGTTATGTTCTTGACTCGTTCGACTGTCCGCACTGCGCTATCGAGGCTATCAGCCTGCTGGCCGTGAAAATTAAAGATGGTGAAAAGAGCGGGCACGGCAGCTATCGCCAGCACAAGCGCAACTTCATGGAGCGTGCATTCATCACTGTCCATTAAAAAGCCCACCGAAGTGGGCCTGCCTGTCCGGTCTCACCGACCAAAGCGAACCGGACATCCCCAGGTAAATACGAGGTGTCTTTCAGGCACCTCCAGTCTACACGATAAGAGGATTATGTGTCATGACTAACACGAACCCTGTATTTCTTGTTCGAAGAGCAAAAAAACAATCTGGTCAGCCTGATGCAGTTTTATGGTGCAGCGAGGACTTTGAAACCGCTAATGCCACCCTGGATTATTTACTGCTTAAGTCCGGTCGCAAATTTAAAGACTATTACAAAGCGGTCGCAACTAATTTCCCTGTTGTAAACGAACTTCCACCGGAAGGCGAAATCAGTTTTACCTTCTGTGATTATTATCAGCTCGATAAAGGCAAAATGAACTGGGAGCAGATCCCTGGGGTTTCTCTGCCCGAGCATCCTGCAACACAAAAAGCGGAAATGGCCGAAGCCACGGTCGTTAATGGCGTTGACACGTCTACTGGTGAAATCGTCGACGAACAGGCTTTTAACGAGGCTGATGCAGTTCCTCCGACCAATTCTGATCTGAAGATTGACGAAGGCGACGACGAAAACACGCGCTACCCGATCGTGCAAATGTCGTTCCGCAAGCAGCTGTTGTCGCAGCTTACGTCGGATGAACTTCGCTATCACCTCACGCAGGCGGAGTATCAGGAAATAAGCACGCTGGAAATGGACACTGATAACGGATACGTCCAGAACCTGCTGCTGGCAGCCGCAAGCGTAGAAAAGATCCAGACTCTGGATATGCCATTTCTGTGGAAATACACCAGAGCCGTCAGAGACGTTTTTGATATGGAGAAACGTCACGAACTCTCTCTGATTTTGAAGTTTACGCAAGTATGGGCAGAAACATCACACCTCGATCGTGGAATTTTGACAAAAGAATGGGCCAAAGGTAACCGCATCAGCGCCGTGCAGCGTACTGACTTCGGTACTAATGCCGACGGGGGCTATAAAACGGACCGCGGCGAAGGGGCGCACCATACGCTTGATTCTCTTGATCTTGAAATTGCCTGCGCCCTGCTACCCATGGATTTCAACCCACACGAAATACCAGGCAGCGTGCTGCGCCGCGCGAAGGAGATCGTCGCTAAAAAAGAGGAACCGTGGAAATCGTGGAGCAACATCCTGCGTAATCAACCGGGGGTGCTGGCAGTGAACCGCACAGCAATCTTCAATCTCGTGCGTATCGCTCCTGAGAACATCCACAAGACCCCTGCTGCTCATCTGGAATTTGTTAATCGAACAATGACCACAAATTTCAACTCCACGACCGAGTTAATGCCGCTGCCTTCTGCCGCCCCAGTTATTTCACGTGAAGGCGTGGACAAGCAGCTGGCAGCCGAACGTGGAGAATTTGTCGAGGGTATTAGCGACCCAACAGATCCGAAATGGGAAATAACCCACCGTATGACCACCACTACTCACGAAGAGAATTTACAACGGATTCGTGAAGAAGGTGCGCGCCGCGCTGAGGAAATGAAAGAGCAGCCGGAAATCACAAGTATGGGCAACGGCATGTTTTCCATTGAAGGCCTGCTCAACCAGAGCGCCTCAAATGAAGCAGAAAAAACGGAAGTGGAGACCACCAGCAATGTGCAGGTTCAAGAGAATAACAGTAATGAAGAACCGACTTGTGATGCGCTGTCACCGGGCAAAGTCGTATTGCAGCCAGGTGAAAGCAGTGCTGACACTGGTGAGGAACCAGCTACCGTAGAGCCGTCTGCCGCTGAGATTCTGGCCACCAGCGCGCCGAGTCTCGCCAGCCAGGACAGGGATGATGCAACCCAAATTCCTGATTCAGTAGACCAGAACGAACCAGAATCGGCACAAAACGAACCAGAAGTGCATCAGGAAGAACCAGCTGTTGAATATCCTGCTTATTTCGAGCCAGGCCGCTATGAAGGTCTTCCGAACGAGGTTTATCACGCCGCTAACGGCATCAGCTCTACCCAGGTAAAAGATGCGCGCGTGTCGCTGATGTACTTCAATGCGCGCCACGTTGAAAAAACCATCGTCAAAGAGCGCTCCGCAGTTCTGGACATGGGCAACTTAGTGCATGCGCTGGCGTTGCAGCCTGAACAGCTGGATGCAGAGTTCAGCATTGAACCGGTTATCCCAGAAGGCGCATTCACCACCACGGCGACACTGCGCACCTTTATCGATGAGTACAACAACGGCCTGCCTGTACTGCTGAGCGCAGACGATATCAAAAGATTTCTTGAAGAGCATAACGCCACGCTGCCCGCTCAGGTGCCGCTGGGCGCTAGCCTGGAAGAAACAGCGCAGAACTATATGACGCTGCCAGCTAACTTCCAGCGTATCGATGCAGACCAGAAGCAGACGGCAACGGCAATGAAAGCCTGCATCAAAGAGTACAACGCCACCCTGCCGACGCCGGTTAAAACTAGCGGCAGCCGTGACGCGCTGCTCGAGCAGTTAGCGATCATCAACCCTGACATGGTGGCGCAGGAAGCGCAGAAGCCACAGCCGCTGAAAGTATCTGGCACTAAGGCCGATCTGATTCAGGCCGTGAAGACAGTCAAACCAGATGCCGTGTTTGCCGACGAGCTGCTGGATGCCTGGCGCGATAACCCGGAGGGGAAAGTGCTGGTTACCCGCCAGCAGCTGGGCACCGCACTGAATATTCAAAAAGCGCTTCTGGCTCACCCGACCGCCAGCATGCTGCTGACCCACCCGAGCCGTGCCGTCGAGGTGAGTTACTTCGGCTTTGACGAGGAGACGGGCCTGGAAGTTCGTGTGCGCCCGGACCTCGAGATCGACCTGGACGGTGTGCGTATCGGCGCAGACCTGAAAACTATCAGCATGTGGAACGTAAAGCAGGAAAGCCTGCGCGCCAGACTGCACCGGGAAATCATTGACCGCGACTATCACCTGAGCGCAGCCATGTACTGCGAAACCGCGGCGCTGGACCAGTTCTTCTGGATTTTCGTCAACAAAGACGAGAACTACCACTGGATCGCCATCATCGAGGCATCCGCTGAACTGCTGGAGCTGGGCATGCTCGAGTACCGCAAAGCGATGCGCGCTATCGCAACCGGATTCGACACAGGTGAATGGCCAGCACCAATCACTGCCGACTACACCGACGAACTGAACGACTTCGACCTGCGCCGCCTCGAAGCGCTGCGTACTCAGGCATAAGGGGGATATATGCAAAATACCAACGTTACCGTTGCTGATCAGAACACCGTTATTAATTCCAACGTGGCACTGTTCGATTCCCAATACCTTAACGCCATCAGCACTTTTGCGCAGATTATGGCTCAGGGCACCGCGACAGTTCCTAAGCATCTTCAGGGCAATCAGGCCGATTGCATGGCCGTAGCGATGCAGGCAGCACAATGGCAGATGAATCCCTTTGCTGTAGCACAGAAGACGCACCTGATTAATGGTGTGCTCGGGTACGAAGCGCAGTTGGTCAATGCCGTCATTTCGCGTAGCGGCGTGCTTGCCAGCCGCTTTGAATATGAGTGGTACGGGCCATGGGAAAAAGTTGTTGGAAAATTCCATATTCGTAAAGGCGAAAAAGGCGAGTACCGGGTCCCTGGCTGGACCCTGGCTGACGAAGCCGGGATCGGCATTATTATCCGCGCAACCCTGAAGGGTGAAGATCAGCCGAGAGAACTCGATTTACTGCTGGCTCAGGCTCGCACCCGTAACTCAACGCTCTGGGCTGACGACCCGCGCCAGCAGCTTGCATATCTCGCAGTGAAGCGCTGGGCCCGCCTGTTCTGCCCGGATGTGATTCTGGGCGTTTATACCCCGGACGAGCTGGATGATCGGCGTGAAGAACGGGAGGTAAACCCTGCCCCTGTGCAGCACATAAGTTTGACTGAAATTACTGATGACAACTTATCTACCACACAGAACGCGCAGCAGTCCTCAGTAAATATCGACACTTTGGCTGATGAATACCGTAAACGGATTGATTCTGCTGAAACTCTGGACGATGCCACTACCGTCGGAAACGACATCAATGCTTCTAAATCCGTACTGGGTGCAGCATTGCACACCGAACTGAAAAACAAAGCTACGCGCCGGTACCACTTTGTGAATGCGAAAAACAAAGTTGATACAGCTATCAAAGCACTTCCAAAACCGGGAGTGGAAGGTGCGGGAGAACGCTTCGAGGAAGTTGAAAAGATGCTCTTGGCGGCTAAACGGCACTTGGGTGATGAATTGCACGATAAGTACCGCATCACCCTCGATGATATGAAACCGGAATATGTGGCCTAAGGGAGGCGGGAGGGTTCGCCCTCCCGGTAACGATATGACGAAAATTATCGAACGCGGAATGATTTTTAACGGTGAGATGGTGCGGGCGATCCTCGATGGACGGAAGACGCAGACGCGGCGGATCATCAAGCCGCAGCCAGAGGGAACATTAAGCGGAAGTTTATCCGGTATGTGGTTAAGCAGGCCTCTTAACGGACTGTTGTTGCCGAAAATTGAAGATATCGCAATCCATTGCCCGTTCGGTGTCGTCGGTGATCGCATCTGGGTGCGGGAGACGTGGGCAGAGGCTGGAGCAAGCGCGCCGGATCTGAAACTTTATCGCGCGAATTACCCTGCGCATGTTCCAACTCATTACGAGAACGTGCCGCCGGCAGAGGATGTCCGCTGGACACCCAGCATCCACATGCCGCGCTGGGCCAGCCGTATTCTGCTGGAGATCACCGATGTACGGGTCGAGCAGCTGAACGATATCAGTGAGGAAGACGCACGTTCGGAGGGAATTTCTGGCTCCTCGGCACGTGACGTTAAAGAGGCTTACGCAGCGTTATGGCGGTCTATCTACGGTTCTGACAGCTGGCGCGCTAACCCATGGGTCTATGTGATCAAGTTTAAGCGTATCGAAGGAGATGGCCATGCGACTGATTAACCGAGGTAACCAGCAATCCCCGTTAGCGCGTCAGGCATGCGACATCGCGCTGGCAGCCCACCAGCAAAGATACGGCGACTATGGGCGCAGCAAGATGAAAGAGACGTATACGGTGAAGGTTGAAGGCGTGAAGGTCTGGGTGGAGGTGGTGAACCGCAAGGCGAGCTATGTGGCCACGGCAATGACAGGCATGCGCCGCTTGCGTGCCCTTCCCGGCCAGGCGTCCTGATAAAGAATTATCAAACGGCCCCGGTTGGGGCCCTTGGAGAACGAAGATGAGCAAAGCAACGAATAAATTTGAGCTGATGAGCACTAAAGACATCTGCGGGCAGCTGTGTATTTCCTCACGTACGCTCGAACGCTACAGGAAAAGAGCCCCAAACGAGAACCCTTTCCCTGAGCCAGATTGCGCTTACATGGGTGGACCCAATAAATGGCTCAGAACCAAAGTCACCGCCTGGCAGATTAAAGAGATGTCACGATCAACCCGTAAGCCGATGTCTCACCTGAACCTAACCCGTGATGATAAAGGCCGTCTCACCCGACCTGACGCGGCGTGA